ATGCTTTTCGACCCAGACCGCCCAACCGCCACAGGCCTCCGGGAGTACCTTGCCGACGAGCGCGACCGGCTCAACTTCCCGGAGATGTGGCATCGGTTCTGCACTTCTGCCGCCCTAGCTCTGCTGGAGCGGAGAGCCATCAGCCAGCCTGACTGCGTCGAGTTCTGCGAGCTTGCTGACGCTGGGCTCGACTGCTCGCTGGAGATCCACGCGACCTGGCCCCGCGGTTGGGACATCAGGCTCAGCTATGAGCTGAAATGCCCGCTGACTGGCGAGGTGTGGGCGACTTCAGGCGGCCCCAGCTTCGTCAGGCCAGAGCTCGGTCGCCTGCCAGTTGGCCAGTTCAGTCGCCGCGGCGAGGGACGCATCCACCTGGTGGACATGCGCCAGGAGCAGATCCTCGGTGTGTTCGTGACGCCGACCGCCGCCGATATCGATGGCCGACTCTACGAGATGGCGCTGGCCGGCCGCTGGGACGGCCTGCAGGTAGTTCCGATCAAGGGATCAGAAGCATAGCTCGCTCGATCCTCCCGAAAAACAGTCCATATCAAACATGATATCTTTTCCGCATCAAAAGCACCGGGTGGGCAAATGGGCGATTTGAACTTCACGGCAAGCTTCAAGAATAACGCGCTAATTATTTTTGACTCCTTACCCCCATCCGAGCTAAACACTGCAGCACGCCTTGAGTCGGACATTACGGACTACTCATTAGCTATGGACCGAGATGGCTATTGCCAACGATTTCATATTGAGAACAAAGCTTCGCTCGTGGCACATCTAAAATCGATCAGATACGAGTGCCAGTCTGGCGTGTTGAAACCAGCCCTTCACTTCGAAAATCACGGAAATAAAGAGCGAGGCTTACACATATACGACAGCAACGAATATCTTACTTGGATAGAGTTATTAGACCTTATCCGAGAGATAAACTCTATGAATGGCAACAACACTTTAGTTACCGTCGCCGCGTGCCACGGCTATAGCATGGCATCAGAGATAGACGTCTCCAAGCCTTGCCCCCTGAACACCCTAATAGCACCGAAGGAAGAAGTTAGCGCAGGCTATTTTATCGACGCAATGATCCCATTTTATAAGTCCATAATGGCAAGCGGGAATCTTTTAGGCGCCCTCAAACATTTAGATAGCAAAATGGACCATTTCATCGCGTGCGAATTTTTTTACTCCCAGCTGGCGTCATTTTTTGGTAAATACAAATCTACTAAAAGTAGAAGCGCGCTCACAGAAGAGTTAGTGACACAAACACTATCACTGACAACATTTAAAAATAGACACGACCTAAGAACAACAAGAGCGCTTCTAAAAAGAACTCTAAGAGAACCAAGAGATTTTTTTGAACATTTTTCGCGTGCATTTCTTGGAGACAATGCACCGGTCAGATTTGATCAGTTCTGGGCTTTTGTTCAATCGAATAAAGATTGAACCGGCTCTCTAACTACAGGTGGATACCGCAGCGGCTAGCTCTGTCTCATAACCCATTCGCTGTCGACGCTCTGCCAATAGCGCCCGGACCTTAACCTCGAGGCTGTCCTCTTTGCGCAGCCCCTCCGCCGCCCAGGCCGGTACCGCCGGCGCCTTCACTCGGCACGGCACCTGGACTGGCACCTCAACGCGCACAACGCGCGGCTCTGGCTCGACAACGGGCCGGGCGCCGCACCCCGCCAGCGCGACCATCAATCCCACGATGATCCACCTCATAGGCCCAGCTCCTTGTCGATGATGGCCGCGGCGGCCGACGCTGGGTCGCCCCCGGTGCGCTCCTGCTGCAGGCGATTGGCGGTCTGGTAATCGCCGGCGGCTGCCTTCGCGGCCTTCTGCTGGATTGGCTCGGCCTCCTTGGCGCGCTTCTTGGCCGCCAGGCGGAGATCGGCCAGGGCCTGGTTCTGCTCGCCGACCTGACCCTGCAGCGTGCTGCTGGTGGTGCGGCACGACGCCAGGGTACTGGCAGCCGCCGTCACCTTGTCCTGCAGCTTCTCGACGACCGGCCGGTAGTGGTCGGCGGTAAGCCAGTAGGCCACCCCGCCGCCGATCACTCCGCCCAGGCCGAGCAGGACGACAACAGCGACCGCGATGACGGCCGCCCTGTACTGCTCTATCACGGCCATTACGCCACCCTATCCAGCAGCAGCTGGAAGTAAGGCTTCACCGTGTCCCTGAGCAGGTCGTGGCCGAAGTCGTTCGGATGGACGTTGTCCCCGGTGGCGCCGTCCCGGATCTGATCCTGGCCCGCAGCGTCTCGGCCGCCGGTAATCGCCGCAGCAAAGCCTTTGATGACAATCCCGCCGGATACCCTGGGCAGCCAGTTGGCGTTGTATTCCCGCCGCGCCTGGTCGTTCGCACCGACGTTGCGGTAAGAGGTATTGACCGGGGTAGCCTCGGGGAGCAGGACCACCGGCCGCTGGCCGGCCGCCTGGAGCGTGGCGAACACACGCCCCAAGGAGCCACCCAGCCGGCGCAGGGCCGCGGCGCTGATGCCGGTACCGGCCGTGACGTCGTTCCCGGACCATGGCGAGTAGGTGACGATGGTGGGCCGCACAGCTTTGATGTGGTCGGCCAGCATCCGGCTGTACAGGTCCGGCGCCTGGGCGTGCAGCGCGGCGTTGAAGTATTCCAGCGGGCGCTCCGGGGTCGACAACTCGTAGACGGCCCGCTGCATGCCTCCATAGTCCCGCACGTTGCCTCCCAGGCCTTCCTGGATGCTGTCGCCCAGGATCATCACCTGGTGGCCGCGTGCCAGGGTCTGGTACTGGATCGCAGGTACTACCGCCTTTTCGTCGCCGCCACTGGCATAGACGCCGTTCTGGGTGAACACGGTCTTGGTGGTGACCCCGGCCACCTCCTGGTTCGAGCAGCGGTAGACCCGCGGGCCCGATCCGCGCCAGTAGTAGAGGTTGTTGTATGGCATCGAGGCCACCGAATTCGCCGGGAACTCGATCCGGACCATGACCACCGGCCGCCCGGTGGCGGAATCAGTTCGCGGGATGCTGGCCAGGAACACTGGATCGGACCAGGCGATGCTGTAGCGCTCTTCGCCCAGCCGGGCCGGCAGATCCACCGATGCGTTGCCGTTGAAGGTCAGATCGATCCATTCGCCTTGGTCCGGCTGGGTGAACACCTGGTAATCAGCGGCCGGCACTGCAGCGGAGACGCCGACGCAGGCCTTGACCCCGGTCACGACCGCGGTATGCACGTTGGGGATGCCAACCCGGAAGGACAGGAAGTCCGATTCCAGCTCGATCTGCATGTTGAAGGTCGTGGCATTTGTCAGCGCCTGGGGGCGCAGGCGGCCGAACAGGTGCTTGGTGAGGACGTTGGTCCCGGTGCTCATGAGCCCGGCGAAGCGGTCCCGCTCCTCCATCTGGTCGTAGACCGGTCCCATGGCGTTCGGTAGGCGGCGTTGATACTGCATAGTCCCTCTCCTATGAGGTGACGCGGTTGTGGGGCTGCTCGACTCAGGCGGTGGCGCGCTTTGCCTGTTCGCCCGCGGCGATGGCCACCCGGGCGGTGGCGCCCTGGAACAGAGACTGTTCGGCGGTGCGGCGCCTGGTCAGGCCGTGCATGACCGCGCCGTCGTTCTTGTTCCAGCGCGGGAACTGCTCGGCAGCGCCGGCATAGTCCTTGGCGTTCAGCTTGCGCAGGAGCGTCGATTCGCCCAGACCCTCGGCCTTGCCGTTCTGGTTCTCGTCCAGGCCCACGTTGTAGGCGAACGAGACCAGGGCATCGAACTGGGCCTGGGTGAGCGGTACCTTGACCAAGCGCTGCACCCCGGCCTCAGTAGCAGCGAGGTCTTGGAGGAAAGCGGCGTCGGCCTGCGCCTGGGTCCAGACCAGGCTTTTCTTGACCTCTGGCCCGGTGTGCCCCCAGCCGATGGTCCAGGGGTGGCCGTCCTTGCTGCCCGGGTCAGGGTAGGCAACCAGCCGGCAGCTCTCGAAGTGGTGCATGAGGGCGACGCCCTCGGCGGATGTCTGCATGGTTTTCTCCAGGCACAAAAAAGCCCGCGCGGGGCGGGCTGTGCGAAGTGGCGTCCTCATGAGCGTGAGGATTGGGGCGGATTACCGGTGGTTCGCCGGCCTATTCCTCACGCTCGTGAGGATAAAGGGATCAGGCCGATCCGACGTCGCCCGTCTGGTCGGGCGCCGCGTCCTCGATCACCGCCGAGGTCACCCGCACGCTGGCGCTGTACTTCTTCAGGAGCTGGGCGGTGCGCACCTCGATGTTCGGGTTGCTGTTGAGCATCTCTTTGGCCTTGGCCTCGGCTTCCGCCTCGGTGGCGAACTCCATAGAGGGGTCGATGTTGTAGAAGGGTGCGAGTACGACATAAGGCATAGCGGTGTCCTCCGGACATGAAAAAGCCCGCACGCGGCGGGCTTAGAAGATGGTGCTAATCGTCAGAAGTTGGTTACATCAACAACAGTCATCGCCGTGCCGTAAGAAGGCCCGCCTCCTTGCTGTACAGATGAAGATGAGGAATACACGCCCACTTCGTCGAAATACAAGACGTGGGAACTGGTGAACTGTGTCATGTACATGCCCACATAGTTCTGAAACTGTCCCGGCAGATCCTGATAACTATCATAGTTCGCAGCACCACAACCGTAGGCCACCGCGTAGGTTCGACCTGGCGTGTAAGCCTTGCTTCTCTTTAGCAAGTCAATAAAGTTGCCTACAAAGAAATCAACAAGCCTCATGTATTTGAAATTAGCATCAAACACCAGCTGGGAGTCTTCGTTGAAGACCTGAAAACCCCACCCGGAACCTGAAGCAGTCGGCGGACCGAATTCAAAGACCGTGACTTGATTATTTCCACTACCTGAGTCCAGCGCTATCTTCCAGACAAAAGTGCCGTTTTGCTCCTGCACGATAAATGGACAGACCTTGCCGGTCGAGTAAAAGGCCAGTACAGACTCTTTGCTGGTAGCCATGTAGCTGACCCACCGGCAGGTGTAAGCCGCAAGGGGAACGCCAGCGCTGTTGGCGTCGGTGCCGCTGAGCGTGGTCTTCCACAGCAAGGCCAGATTGCGGTATTTCTCGTCAATCTGGATATAGCCTGAATCGTTGAAACACTGAAATCCTGCGCCCATATCAATAGAGCCCGTAAATAATGAATGCGTCTGTGGTGTTATTTTGGCTTTTACCAGAATAACTCCAAGAAAGCGTCCTGCCAGATATCGAAACATCGGGCAGAACCGTATAGCCGCTAGCGCCCCTGCTCAGAAACATAAAGAAGGGGCGCCCTTGGTCTAAGTCTGCATTCAGTGATCCATTCACGTTCCGAGATGTTTGGACGGTGCCGAGGATGCGAGTTATGGAATCGTTGGTGTCCAGCACGATATTTCCATTTTCGTCGAATACCTGAATGCCTTCTGGCATATCACCACCTCCCTACCCTTACCCGAAGCTTGTTATTCACGTAGCAGCGAAACGCTGCACGATCGATCTGGATTTCAGAAAGACCTGCCTCCTCGCTCCGGATGTAGATGGCACCCGAAGCGAAATCCGCGTTCATGATCGGCAGGCCGGCCCGGGTCAGGTTCTGGGAGAACAGGTTCTGCCCGATGATGCCTTCGCGGATGTAAGCCTTGTCGATGAATGCGGTGTTCATGAAGGTCTGCCCGTTCACGACAGAGAAGAACGACTTGCCCTTCCCATCGATGCCAGGCCCCAACACCATGAACCGATCCGCCGCGACCGCTACGGTGGATTGCAGGCCGACATTGCCGCCGCCAGGCTCGATGCCGACCCCAATGCCGGCGAAGTAGTACAGCCCGTCCTGGGTGACGCCCAGCTTCACTGCCCAGTTGGCGCTGACCTTTCCATCCGTGTTGGCCTGGGCCTGGCTGATCTGCTGCACCGAAGCATTGGTATTGCCCAGCGACGTCTGCAGTGTGCTGATCGAGGATGCCTGGGAGGTCAGCGTGGCGCCCTGCTGGGTGACCTGTGCCTGGGTATCGGTCAGCGCAGTGGCCGATGCTGCCGCTGCACGGCGCCCGATGGCGATGTAGGCGATATCCACCACCGCGGACGTGTCCTGAGAATTCAGGAAGTCGAAGCGGATGGTGAAGTTGCCCGTCTTGCTCGCCCAGGCCGTGTTGCCCGACAGATCGATCTCGATGTCCTGCCAGTCGGTGGTGTTCAGGTTGATAGTGAACGTCGCCGTCCGGGCCTCCGACAAACCACCGTCCTCGTTGGCCCAGTAGATGCGGCCTGGATTGCGGGTGGTGTTGCGGCGGCGGATCCGCATCTTGATCAGGTAGTTCTGCGCGCCGTTGGTGTTGGCGAACGTCGGCAGCCGGAAGTTGGCGTAGCCCGTCAGGGTCGCGTTCTGCTGGTAGGCAGTCAGCGTTGCCCCGCTGGCGGCCTGCTCCAGATAGGCGCCCCGCAGCGTGCTCAGGAACTCGAAGTTGACGCCCGCCGCGAACATGCCGGTGCCGGCGATCTGCGCCTGCAGGTTGGTCAACTGCGTGGCCTGGCTCGTGATGCTCCCTTCTGCCGAGGTAACGCGGGTCCCCAGGTTCGTCGCTGCCGTTGCCGCCGCGTCCGCGGTTGCCTGGGCCTGCTTGGCGGCAGTGATGTTCTCGCAGTGCCAGTCGGTCACGTACCAGGTGGCCGTCTCCGCGTTCAGCGTCTCGATCTGCAGCATGGGGTTCAGAAACGTCTGCCCAGCCGGGATCGTGTGGTCCCAGGTCACGCGGGTCCAAGTCTGCGTGACCGCAGTAGGCGGCGAGCTCTGGTAGGCGGTCCGCCCCCCGAACGGCGTGGTCGCCCTTGTCGCGTAGTGCTGGAACGGCCGGGTGCCGGTGTTGGCGCCAGCCGCTACCAGGGCACTGAACCGGTAGACGTCGCCCGCCTTCACCGGGAAGTTCGGCAGGCTGTTGATGTCAGGGAAGTTATCCCGGGCGGTGATACGGGCCGCATAGGGGAACGGGCAGTTCGCAGGCACGCCGGCCGCGGTGGTCTGCACGATATAGAAGCCCATCGTGTTGAACGCCGGGTCGAACGTAGGGTTCGGGACCATGTTGAACGCCTGCTGCACCGCGCCCCTGACGCTGGTTTGCAGACTGGTAATCTGGCCAGCCTGGCTGGAGATGCTGCCCCCTTGGTTCGTAACTGTTGTGGTGAGTCCCGACAGACCAGTTGCGGTTGCGTCCTGCTTGTCGGCCAGGTTGCGGGTGTTGTTCTTCCAGCCGGTGGCGGTATTACCGTTCTCAAGCTGAGCGCGGGTCATCTCGATGTAGCCATCGCCATTACCGTCCGCGGCCGAGTAGGCGCGGAAGAAAACGGAGATGCGCACCGTGCCGTCTGGCATGGCGGCGGAGAAGCTAACTCGAGCGCCAGCCGCATTGAGGGTGAAGAAGTTCGACACCGGGGCGGAAATGGCGACGCCTGATGCGTTGATGGCCTGAATGAAAATCCGCATGCGGATGCCGGGAGTCCCTCGCACAAACCCAGAGCAGGTCAGTTGCTGGCCAGAGGTGGCGTACGCGCGGTATTGCGGGTTGGTCGAGAACGAAAAATACCGCGCGCTTTCGTTGATACCCTTGAAGTCGATGCGCGCGGCTTTCTGACTGGTGTCCAGCCAAGAAGTAACCGTGGACCAGGTCGCGTTCGTGGTGGAGTCGACCACCGCGCCATCGGTGTTCCACCCCAGGGGCAAGTTCGGAGTGGCCGGTGTCGGCTCGGTGAAGGCCGGGTTGTAGATCAAGTTCTCGCCGCCGGCATTGCCGAGGCTGCTCTGCAGATTGGTGATGCTGCTTGCCTGACTACTGAGCGTGCCCTCTGCGTTGCTAACCCGACCGGCCAGCTGGCTGGTGGCCGTGGCTTGCCCGGCGAGGCTGTCGATGACCGTCTTGTTGTTGTCCTTCCAGCCGGTCACGGCCGTGCCCAGCTGCAGCTGTGCGTTATCGCAGTCCACGGTGACCGTCGACAGCGTGGCGGTGCCGTAGACACGCAGGATCAGTCGGATACCGGCCGTCGAGGCCGGGCACTCGCCCACGCAGGTCAGCCGCTGCGCGGTGCCATCCGCCACGACCCGAGTGCCCTCGGCGTAATAGACGGCGTTGCCGGCGGCGTCGAAGGCGCGGAACGCCACGAACACGACAGCCCCTGCGGTCGCCTTGACGTACATCGACGCCGCCAGCTTCTGCGCACCGGTGACGACCTTGTTCCGGACGTCCTCGTTGTAGATGTAGGCGCCGGCGGACGCCGACATGCTGGTCAGCACCATGCGCTGGGCGAAGGTCTGGGCGTTCAGGAAAGAGGCGACCTTGCTGTAGGTCTTGCCCACGTTGGCATCGCCGTCGGCGTACCAGCCGGCAGCAACTGCGGCGCCATCGGCCCAGGTCTCGAACCCCGGGTTGTAGAGCAGGTTTTCGCTACCGCTATCGCCCAGCGCCGCGTTGATGCTGGTGATTGCCGAGCCCTGGGCGGTGACGGTATTGCCCTGGCTGGTGACCTGGTTCTGCAGGGCCTGCACAGTGGTGCTTTCGGCCTTGCCCGACACAGAGGTCTTCAGCTGGGTGATGTCGGTGCTGTTGGCGGCGATCTTGCCGCCCTGGGTGCTGACGGTGTTCTCGGCCGAGGTCACGCGGGAGGCCAGTCCATCGCCTTCCCGGATGATCGCCCCGGCGTCGCGCCAGTAGGTGGTCGCTGGCGGCGCATTGCTGCCATCGGCGGCCGCTGGCACGTCCTTCTTGGCCTGGAACAGGGCATTGTCCACCGTGACGATGGCGCCGGCCTTGTAGGCCTCGGTCTTCTTGTATTCCTGGGCATCGGCCAGGTCGCCGATCTGATCGAGCTGGTTCTGAACGGCGTCCAGCTCCTGCTGCAGCGCACTACGGGTCTCTGCGATGCGGTTGCTGACCGAGCCCGGCACCGACGCATCGGCGTCGACCAGATCGATGCGATCGAACAGTTCCTGGCCCAGGGCGCTGTGGACGAACTCCTCGGTGATGAGCTGGTTGTACTCGGCGGCATCCGCGCTGGCGGTGCCCACGGTCCAGTTGGTCCAGGGGCCCACGTTGCCGATGCGGTCGATCAGCCGGCCACGGAAGAACAGGCGAGCTCCGGCCGCCAGGCCGTTCAGGGTGTAGGTGTTGGTTGGGAACGCGAACAGACCCATGCTCTGGGCTTTGTCGCCCTGGGCGGTGGTGGCCTGCTGGATCTCGGTATAGGCGCTATCCCCTGCCCCTTCGGCTGGGAAGGCCCAGTCCAGCGTGATCTTCCACGGGCCAGCGGTGGTTTTCAGCAGGGCGAGCGCCAGCGGCGTGCCGATCTTACCGGTGAGCTGCGTCAGATCGGACGTCTTCCAGACCGAGGCGATGTCCACGGCGTTGACGGCATGCACGCGCGCTAGGTAGCCGCCGGCGTAGATGCTCGGCACGTCCACGGCCAGACTGCCGGTGCGCTGGATGCGAACCCAATTGCCGCTATCCTTCCGCCACTCAACGTCGTAGGCCACCGCGCCGGGCACTGCCGTCCAAGAGATGGTCATGGTGGTGACGGTGATGCCCTGGTTCACCGCGTGGTAGGCCGACAGCGCCACGCTGGCCGGCGCTTCGACGGTACCGGTGGGCAGAATGCTGATCGGCCGGCTTTCCAGCTTGGCCCCGGTATCGATAGCGGGAAACTTCGACGGCTCGAACTGCAGCGCCGAGATTTCGAACACGCCCTCCTCCGGCCGGGTGACCTTCATCACGCGGTACAGCGGCACCGCCAGGTCGTCGGCATCCAGGGTCCAGACCAGTTCAGCCTGCGGCGTTTCGCTGTAGGCAGTGGTCACCGCGATCTGCCGACCCGCCACCTGGCGGATGGTACGACCCTCGCAGGCACCGCTGGGCAGGTTGATGATCAGGTGATCGCCCGCCTTCGCCCGGGTGTCACGGTCCAGGGTGATGACGGTGCCGGATGCCGCGCTGATGCGCCCACCGATCTCGGCGCCGGAGATGAGCTTGTCAGCCACGGGAATGACGTGGCCCGGCAGCGGAATGCGACCATCCATGCCGACCCGGAAGGTCACGGTTCGGTCCTGGCTGTTGGTCAGCAGGATCCACTTCCCGCGGCGCTGGGCCTCGGACTCGCGCGTGCAGCCGATCGCACTGATCTCGACCGGGTTGTCGCCATAGCGGCGCTGCAGCTTGGCATCCGAGGCGGCGGCCACGTCAGTGTCGTAGTTGTTGGCCGGGTTGTCGTAGCTCACCAGAGCGCGGGTATAGCGGGTGCGCTCGCTGGCGGAGCCATAGGTGAATTTGCCGTCGATGACGTTCGCCCGGGTGAAGGCGAAGTCGACGTCGGCCGATCGCGGGATGTCTGCCTGCACGTTCAACTGGCCCTGGGCCCAATAGGTCATGCCGCGGTAGATGGCGGAGACGTCGCGTAGCAGCTCCCAGGCGCCGGTGCGGCTCTGCAGGTTCAGGTCGCAGAGGTAGCGCGGCTCCTGGCCGCCCTTTCCGTCCGGCACGAGCTGGTCGCAGTACTGGGCGATCCGATAGAGCTCGTACTTATCGACCATCCAGGGCTTGATGCGCTTGCCCAGGCCGAAGCGGTCGTTGGTGGCGATGTCGAAGGTGATCCAGGCCGGGTTGTTGGTCCAGGCCGACTTGAAGCTGCCGTCCCAGACGCCCAAGTAGGTGCGGTTCACCGGATCGTAGGTGGTGGGCACCTGGACCTTGCGCGCGTCGCACTCCAGGGTCACCGCAGGGATGTTGCTGAACTGCTCAGCGCTGAACTCGACGTAGAGCAGCGCCGTATTGGGATAGCGCAGCTTGGCGTCGATCACCTCGGTGATGCCCGCGATGGACATGGTGTCGGCGATGCGGTTGTTGTTCTGGTTGGCGGTGATCCGGCGGATGCGGACCTGCCAGCCGCTGGTGGCTTTGGGCAGGTCGATCCGGCGCGAGCGCTCGTAGCGGGTCGTGGTCTTTCCGTCCACCGCCTCGAGCAGCACCTGCTGGTAGGCGCCGCCGTCGGTAGCCACGTCTACCGCGTATTCGATACGGTACCCGTTGATGTTGCCCTCGCTGTCCTGCTGCTGCAAGGCCGGCCAGGCAAAGCGAAGGCGCACGGCGGAGAGCTGGGTGTTGCTGATCGAGCGGACCCAGGCCGCGGTGCTGCGCAGTTCCACATTGATGGTCGTCTCGTTCTCCACCGACGGCAGGCCCGGGATATAGGACTGCTCGACGGTGCCCGGGCGCCACTCCCAGGAGACACCGGTGAAATTGCTATTGCTCTGGGCATCGGCCAGCGCGGTGTTATCGAGGTAGATGGTCTGCGCAGTGGGCGCGCCAGCGAACTCCCCTTCGCCCACGGCGACGAGCATCTTGGCCTTGGCAATGCTGCGCAGGCTGTCGACGGCCTCGCTGGGCTCCTTGGGCTTGCTGCTGCCGCCCTTGCGGCCGGTAAGTTCGGAAGGCAATGCGGCGGTCATGCGTTACTCCAAGGCATGAAAAAGCCCGCACTGGGCGGGCTCGGATGTTCAGGGGTAGATCAGGTGGCGTCTTCGGCGTAGATGGCGGCGCTGATAATGGCGCCGCCCCAGCGCCGGCGGCCATAGCAGATCGGGACAGGGTTACCGCTGGCGGTGGTGTTCTTGGCGCTGCCGAAGGCGTAGCTGGGCTGGTTCTCAGGCGCAGCGCTGGTCTTGAGACCCTTTGCCTGGGGGCTGAGCATCTGGACGACGCCGCCAGCGACAAGAGCGATACCGGGTGCGAGCAGCGCCTGAAAACCAGGGATGAACGATGCTGCGATCAGAACGACGCCGATGATCGTCTGCAACACACCCGCGCGCTTGCTTCCTCGCATCACCGGCACGATGCGAATTTCCCGGGTACCGCTCAGTTCGAAAGAATCAGCACCTACATTCTGGCGATTGCGGAACACGGCATAGACCAGGCCGCGGCGCTCCAGCGCCATGACAGCTTCGCGGAACCCATCCAGCGTGTTCCGCAGAGCGCTGAACGCCTCCTCGGCAGTGCCCCGGTCCAAGAAATACCGATGGGTTCGGCCAAACAGTCGTGCCAGCGGGCCGGAAAGCTTGATGATGGTCGCCGGGGTGTAGTGGGCTGCTGATGCCATGTTTTCTCCAGGTATGAAAAAGCCGCCCGGAGGCGGCTGATTTACAAGCAGCGGCGAACCGCTTCTGAGATTCCTGATCGCCCGATGGAGGCCCAGGCTGCTCGCTGGTAAAGCTTTACGGTGCTTCCCCCGGAAGCGTTTCGATTGACGTCCAAGACCTCGTCTGTCTGCCCCGTAGCCTCAGCGGAAATCGTCAACCGATACCCGCTTAACGTCTCCGCGACAGCAGCTTGAGGGCGTACCTCTTGCCACAACGGATGGACGCAAAGCGCGTACGAACGTGGATCCTTTTTTGTCGTAGCAGAGACTTCCGGCGCCCCCTTCATGAGATCAGCTGGGGTAGTGCACCCCGCCAGCGCCAGCGCGCCCAGTCCCATCACAATCCACCGCATAGCGCATTCCTCGAATAATTTTCGTCGAGTTTAGCCCAAAGCAGAGATAGCACTGCTCGCAGCGCAGCTGCCGAATGAGGGTGACGACAAGGCACACCTAGCGGACCGCTCGGCAGATCCGACATCCTCAAGTCAGGGAAATGGTTGCCGATACGCTGCGCTACCGCGCTTGAGCCCGCATTCGAAGCACGTCATACGACTTCGCTTTTCACTTACCAAGGAATGGTCATGCTAGACACCAATCTCGCAATCAAACTCGCGTTATGGCTTTGGGAAAACGCTGCCGCCGCTCTATTCGGCGCGGCTGTCGTATGGATCGCTGGCCGCGGGGTTCATCGTCTGAAATCAGCCGTGAAAACCAGTCATGCCAGCCTTCTCAGGTCACTGAGAGCTCTCACCAGGCGCTTCGAACTGCGCGAACGTCGATGGATCCGAAAGTATCGATTCGATTCGGTTTGGATCGACCGGGAAGTGAGTAGAGGCCATACAAGCCAGATCATTTTCCTGCTGTGGTTCGGGCTTTGGATAATCGCCATGGGCCTGAAAGAAAGTTTCCTGATCACTGACGCTCCTCTCGCGCGGTCTCCAATCGCCGCGATAGTTTCTGCTGTACCGATGTACCTCTTCGAGATCGCCTGGATTAGATACTCAGGTCGAGCAGCAAAACTCATCAACTACCGGCAGAAGGTCCGCATTTGGCGTTGGCACTGATCTACAGCTACGGCGGTGGTGCGCTTCGATGGCGCAGGATCAGCCGGGCACGCTCGTGCCAGTTGCCGCCGTAGACGATGACCTCTGAGGGCCGGCCATGCAGGTGGTGCAACAGAAACGGCCCTGGGCCGAAGACCTGGGCATGCTCACCCGGCAGTGAGGGGTCGGTGCCGAGGTAGATGCCTGCGTGGTTGGGATGAGCCGTGCGCCCGATCTGCAGCACGATCATGTCGCCGCGCTGCGGCCGGTCCACCGGGTAGAACCCCGCGGCCTCGTAGTGCTGCTCGTAGAGGCTGACGTTCTCCGCCAGCTCCCACCAGCCATCGGTGCGGCTATAGGCCGGAAACTCGAGCCCCCATTCCCTCCGGTACCAGTCGGCGCAGATCGCCCAGCAGTCCTGGACGCCATGGACGAAAGCCCGGCCCAGCAGCGGCACGTCTGCTTCCGGCACCAGGGTTCGCAGATCGCCCTCCGGCCAGCTCAGGATGTACCAGGTTAGGCCGGAGGCGTTGCACATGGCGACGTCCGCCGGCGAGGGCCTGCTGCTGGCGTCCGGATGGCTGTGCACCACCGCCAGGATCTCGCCCTGGTCCTCGGTAGCAGCGTAGGCTTCCGGAGCGATGCGGAACTCCTCGCCCGGGTCGGCCGCGGTGTTCTCGCACGGCACGTACCGCTGGCGGCGCCCGTCTTTGATGACCAATCCGCAGCACTCGCGCGGGTAGACCTCGGCAGCGTGCGCCTGCACGGCCGCCAGGATGTACTTCAGCATGATCAGCTCCTGGCGATCAGGGAGACGGCTGGGAAGCCGCCGTGGGGTAGCTCGTTGCCTTCGCCGAAGCGCGGCACGCAACCGGTGCCCAGGGTGCCATCGCAGACATCCCGCGCCGGGTCGTCGGTCAGCTTGCCGTCTTCATCGCGGTAAGGCCCGGTGTAGCCGCAGTTCGGCCCGCGATAGCCTCCGGTCATGGCCCAATGGCAGAAGGTCGTGCACTGCCGACCCACGGCCTCGCCGGTGAGGTCACCTGGCGATGCCAGCTCCCAGGCCACCGCCTCGCCGTCCTCGCTGGTCTTCTGGTCCATGTACCAGACCTCGACGACCTCCTGGGTGGGGTCGGCAGTCGGGTTTCCGGCAGGAAAGTTGCGCGCGTCCAGGTACTCGACCAGCGTCTCCCGCAGCACCAGGCGGAACTGAAGCAGGTCCTCGAAGGCCAGGCATAGCGCGGTGATCCGCCCCGAGACGTTGCCCGCCGAGAACGTTGGCCGCGGCGCCGTCCCATCGCTGGTCGCCTCGATGCCCTCCAGCTGGACAGGCCAAGCCGCGTACTCGACACCCTTCCACCAGATCGACTTGGCCGGCAGCTGATCCGCGTTGGCGCCCGCCGCTGCAATCTCCTCAGGGGTATGCGGGATGGCATGGCCATGGAAATACAGCACGTCTGCACCGAAGTCGCTGCCGTCCAGCTCGAATAGCCGGATCTCGGCGCCAGGCTCCAGCTGCTGATACCGCGTCTGCAAACTCATGGGTGGAAGGCCTGCTCGAAGGTTGCCGTGAGGGTGTATATCGCGCCGCCGACTGGAGAGATGGACACCTCCTTGGCCCGGTAGAAGCCGACGCTTCCCAGCGGCGGCGTCCAGAGGAACGAGCGGTAGCCTGCGTGTCGATCAAGGAAATCTCGGATCTCGATGATGGAGTCGCGGCGCCCCTTGAAGGTCAGCGGCCATGACTGGGAGCGGTTGTTGGGGCCGTCGCCGACCACCTGCGCGTAGCCATCACCGAACTGGGAAGTCCGGGTACGGTGGTCGATCTGCCCCTGGGCCCCGCTCAATGGCCGCCAGGTGAAGGTTTCAACGGCCATTCACGAGCCTCCAGATGGCGCCGCCGGTGGCGAGCTGCTGCTGTACGACGCGGAGCGCGCCATCGTTTATCATCTTCCCGAGCTGCTTGCCCGCGTCGCCCGCTCCGTTGGCGTCGGTCGCTGTGGTGGCGTTGCCATTCGCATCGATGTGCACCTCGGTGGTGATCTGGATCGAAGGGGCTGCCATCGCTACGCCAGCGCCCGGGCTCCCCAAAGGGGTGATGGAACCGCCCTGCCCGCCCATCATCAGGTAGCTCTTGCCACCCTGGCTCAGCAGCTCCGGGCCGCGCTCGTTGACCTGGTACAGCGAGCCCGCCGACACGGGTCCGCCAGTAGCTCGCTGTCCCGCTACCCAGGTGCTGAAGTCGGTACCGGTATACCCCGCCTGAGTAGCACCTGCTGACGAACTGGCGCCTCCGCCGAAGTAAGACGAAGCCACTGAGCCCGCGATGCTCAGTAGGCCCGAAAGCGCTTGGCTGCTGGCAGACCGCACCGCAATCCTCGCCATATCTGCGATGACCGATTTGGTGAAGTCGGAAAACGACGCCTTGCCCGTCATGGCGAAATTCACCGCCGCATCCTCCATGCTGCCAAAGGCGCCGGTCACCAGGCTCTTGGTCTGGCCCGCGATGTTCCGGGCCGAGTCCTGATAGTCCTGCAGCGCCGCCGTGACGCCGTTGCGCCAGTCCCCTTGGGCGCGGCTCATATCGTCGTAGTTGGCCACAACAGTAGCGCGGAGGTCGTTCTCGGTGGCCTTCAGAACATCCAGCTTGCGCTGGTATTCCTCGATGCTCATGCCGCGCGAGCCGTCTCCGTACTGGTTGGCCAGGTCCAGGCGGCTGCTGTTGATCCGGTCGGTGATCGCGTTCTGACTGTCGTACAGCGAGCGCTGGCGGTCACCCATGCCCAGGGTGGCCGCTGAGCGCTGGCCCTGGTCGCGCAGCGTGCGAACCTGCTGCTGCAGGGCGTCCGTATAGGTCCGGACCGACTCCTCCTGCTTCTTCAGCCGGCCCTGCTCGTTCAGCGCCAGGACCGACAGCTCGCTGTCTGCATCCTTCTGGGCTTTGACCATGCTGGCGCGGGCATCCGCGATCTTCTGGTCGAGCTGGATCCGCTGCTCGGCGCTGGTGCTGCTGCGGGCCTTCGCCTGCTCCAGCGCATTGATCTCGCCCTGGTAGGCGGCGGTCACCTGCTCCTTCTCGGCGTTGATCAGCACCACGCGCTGGCGGTAGTAGGCCTCCTGGGTGATCAGCCCTGCCTTCTGCTGGGCCTCCAGTTCCTTCTGGCTGTTGGCGTAGCTGGAAACCAGGGCCTTCCGGGCGTTCTGCTCGTCGTTGAGGTCGGTCAGGTCGACGGCGCTGCGGCGCGAGCGAGTCCGGGTCTTCGGGTCCTTGTACTTGTCGTCGATGTTGGCCAGGACCTTGTCGACGTTGGCCTGCTTGACCAGGTCCGAATCAGGGTTCGCCTTCCGGATCTCGTTGATCAGGCGGAGGTATTCCTCCTTCTTCTTGTTCCGCTTCTCTTCGTTGCTGAGCGTCTCATCGGTCAGCGCCTTTACCTTGGTCGCGGCCTCGATAGCGTCTGCGTTCTGCTTGCGCCGATCGCCTTGCTCCTTGGAGCGCTGCTGCTCAGTTGCCAGCTGCGCCTTCAGGGCCTCCAGCTGCCGCTCGTAGTCGGTGTTGTCGTATCCACCCAGCTTCGCGCGCTTCTCGATGAAGCTGGACAGCTTGTCGATCCGAGTCTGGAGGGTCTCCTCACGGCCGATGCCGAGCATCGCGTCCCAGGCGCCCTTGGCAGCAGAGGCCAGGGAATTCCAGCCACGCTGCAGCGAGCCCAGGCTCTCCTGGACGCGGGTTGCCATCTGATCCTGAGCATCTGCCAGGGCGGTCTGGGCAAGCGCCGCGGCCTGCTCGCGCTCGCCCTGGGCTTCCAGCGCGGTGATCTGCTCATAGACCGCAGCGGTCAGGTAGCCGTACTGGTCATTGAGCTTGCGCGAAGCCTCTACGGGTTCTTTGCCCAGGGCGACATACTGCGCGACCACGTCCTCGATGGCGGTGCCGGTGGTCTTGGAGAACGACACGGCGGCAACGCCGATTTGCTCCATGTTCTCGGCGGCGATCTTGCCGCTCTGCGCCATCAGCACCAAGGCCGCGGCTGCCTGGCCGGTGGTGCCGACCACGTTGGAGATGTGCTTCGCAGTCTCCGCCAACTGGTCTGCGGTGGTGCCAGCGGCGTTGCCGGAAAGGATCAGGGCCTTCTCGAATGCGGTGGCCTCTTCGCTGCCCCGGTAGTACGCCAGGGTGAGCACGGCGGCAGCAGCGGCGGCGACCGTAAACGGATTGACCAGCCCGGCCACGTAGCCGCCCAGCGCGCTCGCCGCCGGCCCGATACCGCCGAACATATCCTTCAGCTGGCCGCCCTGCTGCAGCAGCACCGTCAGAGGGGCTTGGCCGGCCTGGAGGCTGACCACGATGTCGGTAAACTGGGCTGGCACGTTGCGCAGCGCCGCGGCGGTCTGCTTGGCAGTGTTGCCGGTTCGCGTGAGGCCTGAGTCGAAGTCGGTCAGGCCCGTCCGGGTCTGCTGCAGCTGGCCGTTGAAACGCTCGAAGGTCTCGGCATCGATCAGGCCCTTCGCCTTGAAGCTCTGCAGCTTGCGCTGCTGGGCGTCCAGACGATCCAGGGCAGCGACGGTCGGATCGATCTGGCCCAGCAGCTGGGCAAGCTGCTCCTTCTGCGACTTCAGCGGCGGAATGGTCTTCGGTGCGGTGACCGCCAAGGCCTGCAGCTGCGCCGTCATCTCCCGCAGCGACGCCGCGGCAGCCCGGAACTCGGCAGACGAGCGATCCACGGCAGAGCCGAGGTTCGCCATCGACTGCACCGACTGCTGCTGGCGGCTATTCAACAGCTCGAGCTGGTCCACGGTCTGCCGCGAAGACAGGGCCATGTCGCTCATGCTCTCAGCGACATAGGTCTGCTTGAGGCCCAGCGACTGCAGCTCGTGGTTGACCGTCACCGTAGCCTTGGCAATCTGGGCCAGGGACGTGGCTGACTCGCGCTGCCGCTGTGCCATATCGGACAGGGAGCGGGTGGCCTCGCGGGATTTCAGGTTGAGCGCGGCTAGTTCGGCGTTGGTGCGGGTGCCGGCCTGCACCAGGCGGTCAAGATCAGTGGCGGCGGTGTCGACGCTTTCCGATTCGACCCGAATGCCTAGTTGGGCGATGTTCGTCATTCTGCTTTCTGCTCCGCCATCACTGCCAGCGCCTCGGCCTCCATGATGCGAACGTCATGGAACACCTGGTCGCGATCCTTCTTGGGCACGCCCACCAGGCGCATCACCGCGGGTAAGGCGGCATAGTCGAGCCCGCTGGCGCCGGCCATGCCGGTGCGCCACTGAGTCGACATCGCCTCGAACACGCTGAAGGCCTGCCAGTTGTGCTGCCAGACCTCCACGTCGTCCTCTTCGAACATCGCTGCCGATAGGCCAAAGGCTGAGAGTGCTACCTCGGGCGGCGCGCCACCGTAGAGCGCGCGCGCCGCCTCCCTCAGTTTCCCGACTTGGCCGGCCGATAGGCCTGGTGGTAGGCGCTGAGCACCGCGGCAGGGGCATTGACCGAGGTCAGCGCCAGCGCACGGATGGAGTCCTCGTTGAACTCATCGTCGAAGCCCCAGCCCACCACCACCTGCTGGATCTGGCCGACCTGCATGTCGACCTCCAGCTGGGTGGCCTCCTCGACCGACTTACCCTGGACGACTTCCACCAGCTCCTTCTCCTGCTGGTTCCAACCGTCGAAGACCTTGGCCAGCTCGACGCGGTCCAGGAAACGGAAGGTGAACGGGACCACCATGACGTCACCGCCCACGCGGGGCAGCGACACGTCAGCCTTGAAGGTCGGCGCCTGCTGAATCGAGAATTTCTTCGCCATGATCAGCCTCAGGCAGCGGTGGAGTAGCGGGTGGGCTCGGCCTGCAGGGCCAGCCCGACGGTGCGCGTCAGGATCTGGCTACGGGCAACTACCGGCTGCTTGGAGTAGGAGATGAAGGCGCCGTAGAACAGCGCGTCATTGCCAGGCAGGTTCAGCCGCGCGGCTTCGACCTGCTGGTTCGCATCGGCGGCTTTCAGCACCGGCACACAGGCCTGGACCGGGTCGTCCGCGATGGTCAAGGTCATGCTCGCCGCAGATTTGTCGGTCGGCAGTTGCCGGCCTTGGGTGTCCTCGAGGAAGACGACGTCGGTGTATTGCTGTTCGCCGCCGGCGAAGGCCACCTCGGTGATCTGCGGGATGACCACCCATGCGGTGATCTTTTTCATAGAGCCCACGCCGCCGCCAGCCGGGAAGCCGGTCGGGTTGGTGGTGTCGATACCTTCCAGAGTGACAGCGGTAGAGTTCACAGCCTTGACGCGCGCCACGCGGCCATTCAGCTGGGTCCAGCCGGAGGTGAGCAGGACGATGTCGCCAGTGGCGATCGCCGCGCCGGAGCCGATGGTCGCGATAGCCTCGCTGGCATTGCTGATAGCGCTGATGGCGACGGCGGGGCCGTAGGTGGACGCCATCTGGAAGGTGGCGCCGTTGGGGAGCTTGTAGCCCATGGTCTATTCCTCGTGCAGAAATGAAGAAACCCGCACAGGGCGGGTCTCGGGTTTGCCCAACGGGCGAATCAGTTGGTGTCGGCGCGGTAGCTGAAGCTGGCCGGCAAGGTGAAGGTGCTGGCCTCAGGGACCTCAGGTCCCTGGCTTACCGGGGTGGTGATCACCACGGTGAAGGCGTCCCTGGTCAGGCGGTCATACAGCGGGAACAGGTCCGCCAGCTCGCCGACGATGTCTTCGGCCTGGCCAGCCCCCTGCCCGGTCGGCACCACCACGCTGATCTGGAAGACGCCCTGGTACCGGAGATGATCGCCGGCCAGGGTGTCGCTACCGGTCGGAGCCGGCAGCAGGTAGGCGCGCAGGTAGATCCCGCTCTCGGGCGGGGTGAAGTCCTGGTTCTGGTAGGCCACCGGGTAGCCCGCGGCATTGGCCCACGCCGACAGCCGCGACTCGAACAGCTGGCGGATGCGCTTCTGGCTCATACCTGGTGCGCCTCCGCGGCCTCTTTGACCATCTGCTGGAACTGCTCGATGGTGATCCGGACCATGCCGTGTGGCGCCTTCTGGCTATGGCCGTACTCCAGTGGGATGCCGTAGACCAGGGTATTGACCAGGTAAGCGACCTGCCCGGGCTCCAGGGCATTGGCAGCGGCCACCAGGCGCGCGATGGTGTCGTCGCCCTCCTTGTCGGTGCTGATCAGGCTGCTGTTCGCCGGGGCGCCAATGGTCAGCTGCCAATTCGCCTTGAACCGGCCGGTGTCCACCGGGCTGAGGTTGATCAGCGACTCCCCGACCTGGATGACGACGTCGCGCAGCGTCTGCTCGATGGCGGCCAGGGCCTGCAGCTGGAACTCTTCCAGCTGGGCCACGAAGTCGCCCTCCAGGCCGCCGTAGCGCGCCGTCATGTGGTGCGTCTTGGCCATGGCCTACGCCCTCCCCTGGACCTCGTAGCCGCAGGCGACGCCCGCGTAGTTCCAGGGCTCGACGCTGATGACCTTCAGCACCTTGCCGTCGAAGCGGATCTGGTCGCCGGTCGCTGGCTCCGGCAGATCGGTACCGTCGGCCTGCACCGGCGAGACCAGCAACTTGACGTCGCCCTGGTGGATGAGCGTGCCGTCGATGTCGGTCTGCTTGTAGCTCTCGCGCAGGCCCGAGCCGGTGAAGGCCTGGGGCGCGGCGATGACGGTGCTGGTGGCAGGGTCGTAGGCCTTCTGGCCTGGCTTGGTCAAGGTGAGGTTCAGGCCCTTCCCGCCTTTGGATCGTGGAGCCAGCATGCGGATGGTCAGGGCCCGGCCGCGGTCGTGGATGTCGGTCATCACCAGGTCACTCGATACGAGACCGTGCACCGGCAGTTCGCCAGGTCGGTCCAGGAAGCCCCCAGCGTCTTGTCGCCGGGGTAATTGAGCCGCGCGCCGGTGGGCGACTGGAACGGCTGGTTGAAGCCCACGCGGACACCGCCGAGGGTGACGTGGGCATGGCGGACCCGCAGGTCGCCCTTGTTGCGCCAGATTTTCTCGACTGACGCCGGCCTCACCGGACCTTCGAGCAGCTGCCCATGCAGCCGGTTGAAGCCGGCGTTCAGCGCCTCATGTGCCTGGGCCTTGCTCACCAGCAGCGCGTGTCTGTCGACCTTGGCCGCGGCGTAGGCCGTGGTGATGCGCTGGGCATCGGTGACCGTCACCGGCCTGCCCTGCTCGATGGCGCGCTCGACGATCCCGTCCAGGCGCCGGTCGCGGTCAGCCTTGGCCAGGTACTGGCGCATGCGCTCGGCAACGCCGCTGCGAAGCTGCTCGCGCGTACTGGCGATGGCCTGCGCCTCTGGCGCCGAAAGCCCCAGCACACCGCCCTGGCGGCGCCCGGTGCGCTCATTGCGGCGGCCGACGACGTCCAGTGCGATCTGGCGCGGCGTGCGCCCGGCGGCGCGGCCGGTAGCGGTCGTGACACGGATAGCCTCGGCCTGCTCCCGGGCGATGGTGCTGGTCAGGTCGGCGGCGTTCTGGTTCAGCCAGCGCTGTGCGGCCTCGGCATGCTGGTCGAACTGCACCTTCCGCCCGCCGGGCATCTTGATGACCAGGGTCCCGCCCTTGATGTAGGCGGCGCGGACCGCCTCCAGCAGCGCGGCGAAGGTGCCAGGGGACAGCAGGGTCACCAGACCAGCGTCGTCCTGCTGGGCGATCAGCTGTTCCACCTCGGTGATGACTGCGGCGTCGACCGTGGCGCGGATCTGCTCCAGGTAGGCCCGCTGCAGCGCCGGCGTCATGCCGTCGATGGCGGCGAGGATCTCGGCCTCGGTCACACGACCACCACGGCGGGCAGCTCGAACCGGGCGACCAGCACTGGCGCGATGATCTCGTCGATCAGGGTGATTACCGGCCGGGTCGGCGCAGCGCCCGGGGCGCTGGCATCCGGTACCGCATAGGTCGTTTCCAGCGGACCGACCTTCTCGCTCTTCACCAGGCTGGTGGCAACGAAGTCAGGACTCAGGCTGCCCGGGCTCACCAGCTCGCGCAGGGCGGCCTCGTAGGTGGCCTGCTCGACCTCGGCCGGCACCTCGCCGTCGCCGATGGGGTTGCCGCTGTAATCCTGGGCGCCGATGCGTGGCCACTCCCGGGCCTGGGCGCGGCCCAGCACTTTCTCGCCGGGGAACATCGACACCCAGCGGCCGGAGCGGTAGCGCTTCCGGTACCGGCCGTCGATATAGACCGAGGCGCGCAGCAGTGCGGCCTGCTTACTGGCCTCGTCACCTGCCCAGCCGGTGCTGGCGCGGGCGGCGTGGTAGGCGTCGGCGCCCAGCAGGGTGCCGTAGGAATCTGCCATGGCGTCGATCTCGAATAGGTGGGCGGCGAACCGCCCGGGGTGTTACTCGGCGGCTTCCAGCTTAGCTTTCAGCTCGTCCAGGCTCGCGGTCTCGTCGAACTCGACGCTCTTGGCCTTGAGGGCCTCGATGACCTCGGTGCGCGCCTTGGCGGCCTCGGCTTCGGCCAGGGCCTTGCGCAGCTTTTCCAGCCCGGTGTTCGGGTGCATCTGGATGCCGAGCAGGTCCAGCTTGCCGCGCAGGTCGCGCTTCTGCTGTTCCTCCTCGATCTCGCTGGCGCCCTGGTTAGGGCTCGAGGACGAAGGCTGGCCGCCCGCGCTGGCCGCCACGACCAGCACACCGTGCTGGACGTAGTGCATCAGGTTGGCGCGGTCCTTGAAGTCGTCCCAGTTGTCCACCGTCGCGGTCTGCTTCGGCGGGATGATGGAGCCGTCGGGCAGGCCAATCGGCGTGCCGCTGGTGTTGGTGATCTCGGGCATGGGACCTCCTTACAGGCCGTCGGCGTAGCGGACTTGCAGCGGCTGGCGGACATCCACACCGCCGAGGCGGAAGATTCCGGGGATTTCCCAGCGCATCGGACCGGCCTGGAATACCGGCAGGAAGCGGTGCGGCATCGGCAGGTGCAGCTTCACCACCGATGGATCGCGGCGGTAGGACACCATGCGGCGTGTCCCGCCAGCGCCTGCCTTCTCCAGCCCGCGGAGACCGCGGATGGTCAACGGCTGGCCGGTCTGCGCGGTGTAGACGTTGTTGCGCAGCAGCCAACTGAGGATGGTCTCGGTGGAAAGGTCGCTCACCATGCGCGTCGCCAGCAGGTTCAGGCTGTCCAGCGGCAGCAGCAGGGTGTCCGCCAGGGCGGTGTACAGGGTGCCCTGAGCCTGGCCTGCCAACTGGTTGTTCACGTCGGCGAGGATCTTGTCCGGCGTGGCGGCGGCCCAGTTACCGTTGGTGACCGAACCGGCGGTGACGTTCGGCGCATTCACCAGGCCGGAGAAGCCCTTCGAGCTGTCACCGTAGAGAGCGACACGGTCGACCATCTCCTCGTAGGCGCGGCGCGCGGCTTTGGCATCCTCGGCGTCGAGGTTGTAGCCGAGCATGGCGGCCTGGCTGATCTCTTCGAGACCGTAGCCGTAGCCGATGCCGGCGGTGTGGATCTGGGTCTCGAACTTGGTCAGCTCGGTACCGGCGCGCGGGATGTCGTCCGCGTTGCCGTTGATCCAGTCTGCCTTACCGTACTTGTCCGAGGAGAAGTAGGTGACGGTCTTGGCCCAGGGGCTGGCGGAAGTATCGACCGGCACCAGGCCGGGATACTGGATGTCGGGATAGACGATCTCGTTGACCTGGCGCTCGATGTGCGTGGTCTGGGAGATCACGAAACCCAGGGCGGCCTGGGCGTCCAGTAGCTTGAAGGGGGCGCGCATGTCGGCTCCTTACTTGAGGAAGATGCTGGCGACGGCGCCGGCCGCGGCGCTGGTGTCCCAGCGAGCGTTCGGAATCGTGATGCCACCGGTGTTGCTGAAGGTGCCGTCGGCAGTGACCGTTACCGGGTCGCTCGCCTTGACCGCCACGGCGGCGGTGACGCTGATCGGGCCGTTGAGCAGAATGCGCGCGGACTCGAACTGGACGTAGCCGTTGGGGCCGCTGGCAGAGCGGTCCAGGACCGACACACCCACGAACTTAGCCGCGGTGTCGCCAGTGGCGAAGACGCGAACGGCCTTGTCGGCGGTGCCCTGGAACACCGGCAGGCCGAACCCCAGGCCGGCGGCCGACTCGACGGTGCGGGATACCAGGTCGGCATGGGTCATGTCCGGGATGTGGCCCGGTACGCTGGCGCGGATGTTCTCGGAATAGCTAGTCTGAATGGACGGCATTACTTGGCACCTCCTTTCCAGGCATCACCCAGACGCGCCTCATAGGCAGCCTGGCCGTTGTCGTTGGGGTTCTTGGGCTGACCGTCCTGCGCCCGCAGGTGCTGGCGCACCGGATCGCTGGAGTCCTCGACCAGGATGTCGAAGCGAGCGGTGATGTAGTCGGCGCTCTTGCCGGCCACCGCGGCGTCGCCCAGCTTGGCCACCACGGCGGCCTTGCGGATCTCGTCGTCGCTCTTGCCGCTGTAGTCGGCGTCGGCGATGGACTTGGCCTTGCCGATCAGGTCGCCGCGCGCCAGGACGCGAGCATCGATCTGGGCGTCGGAGAGCAGTTGCCCCTTCAGCTTCTCGATCTCGTTGTCCTTGGCCGCCAGCTCGCGGTCCTTACCGGCGATGGCCGCGGTGTGAGCGTCGGTCAGGGTCTTGACGTTGACGCCCGCGTCGGCCAGCTGCTTGGTCAGCTTTTCGATCGCCTGGGCGCCTTGGTCGGTGGTCAGCACGGACAGGCCATCGACCAAGACCGTGCGCAGAGAATCAGCCATGGGATGGCCTCCGTTGTCGTTGGGGTGCGCAGGGGTATTCGCACCGGGGCTGCGCTGGTCCCCGATCCGTAGTTGCTCGCCACCTCGCGCCCGATCAACGAGCGCCAGGTGATTCATCCGCATGCTTTCCACGCGGGCGTCGTAGGGTTCGCCTTGAGGGGTCACGCCATCCTCGAAGACGACGATGGCTTCCAGCCCCATGGAGAGCTCGCGGCGGCCGCCCTCGACATCGCGGATAGCCGCCGCATCCATCACCACCATCGGGACGCGGACGAACTCGCCGTCGCGCAGCACCTCGGCGCCGGTCTGGCCCACAGCCAGTTCTTTCCAGTTGGCGGCGTTCACGTCGCCGTGGTGGCCGTTGGTCATGGGCCGATAGGCGTAGGAGCGCATGGCGTCCTCGGCGAATACGGCCTCGGGCGGGCGGTACAGCCGGACGATGGGCATCTCAGGCTTGCCGACCTCGCTTCCGAGGTAGTCCTGGATGCCAGTGCGCGCTACCCGGGCCTCGGCCACGAGGTAGCCGTCAGTGGTTCGGCGGACAGCCGAAACCGACACCGAGTCGTGCAGGAGCATGGTGTTTTCCTTGGCGCTGGGCGCTACATCAGGTTGTAGGTGCGGGTTCGGGATCGAGTTGGCCATCAGGGTCCAGATCGCCCTCGCCGCCCTCCTCGTCTGGCAGCTCTTCGCCGTACTTCTCCATGGCCGCCTCCAGGCCGGGCAGGACGCTGAACTCGACCAGGGCCGTCTCTGCGGCGCTGGAAAGCGCGGCGTCCGGGAACAGACCGGTGTCCTTGATCACCTTGATGGTGTCGGCGACGGTCTTGCCGATGGTCGCGCGCTCCGTCGCCGTGGGCTGCCAGAGGCTGTTCCAGACGTAATGGATCTCAGGAGGCCGACTGCCCAGGGCCGAGCGAATCAGGCACTCGTCCAGCACCGACATGGCGGGCCGCACTTCCAGCTCTTGGCCCGACTGGATCCGGTCGTAGTAGTTGCGCAGGTCCGACTCCCCGCTGGCGTTGAGCCCAGCCGGGGATTGACCCAGGAATCGGGTGGCCGGGATGTCCGCGGCGCCGGTCACGTTCTGCAGGAAGCGGTCGATGATGTCGGGCAGCGTGCTGAAGTTGGCCGTCTTGGTCTGGTAGTCCTCACCAGCATCCAGCATGAGCGTGCCATTGATACCCTTCTGCATGGCCGCCAGCCGGAGGCGATCCATCAGCAGCTTCTCCCAGGTCTTGTCTTCGAGGTTCTGCATCAGATCCGGGATCTTGATGACGTCGACCTTTGCCTCGAACACCATGCTGGCTACGTTGGCCAGCGTGCCGTCGCTCTGCTTGATCGCCTCCATGACCGAGGTCAGGACCGAGTCGCTCCAGCCATGGGCCTCGCCCTCGACCAGCTCGGGGTCGGCGTGCTCGGCGCCGTGGAAGATGACCAACCGCGAAGGGTGGATGTCGACACTGGACCCGGCCAGCCGGTAGGCCTTGGGCATCCCATAGCGCGGCGACTGGACGTCTCGCTCGATCTCGGTCGGGCTCAGGTGACGCCGGCTCATAACGGTCAGGTACTTCACGCCGCCCTGGCCGATACGATCGGGCCGCAGCTCGCTCGCTGTGTCGCGCTCGCCGGTGCCGATGAACACCGCAGCACCACCGAACAGGCGGCCTCGGATCATGGCGGTGTGGACCCTGGCAACCAGCGCCAGGCGCTTCTCCTCGGCCTCGATGGCCTGGATCTGCTCCTTGGACGCCTGCCACCCGCGCCAGCGCCGGCAGGCGTCGAGCGCCGGGATGTCGATGATCTTTCGCGGCAACCAGCTGCTGCGGTAGGCCGCGAGGAGCTGCTGGTCGGTCAGGGTCGACACCAGGTACCCCGAATGGGACGCCTTGTCCCGCTCGGTGCCCAGGTTGGCCACGAGATTGACCAGCTTGTCGGAGAGGAACTGTTTGACACCCATTATGCGACGCCTGCGAGGGAGTACCTGGTGATCGGGTATTCCTTGTGAATGAAGTAGCCGCCGGCATCGGGCCGGTGGTCGTTGCCTTGCTTCTTGTCGGGCTCGCCGTTCTCCGCCCAGACCTGCTGCTCCAGGTCGTCGGCATAGGTCGGGCACTTGTCGGCGTTCACGCGATAGCGCCGCTCGCCCGCTGCGTTGCGGAACATGGCGTTCATGGCGTTGATGCGGTCCTTGACCGGCGGGTTGGCGCCCGGCGCGACGACCATGAACCCGGCCTGCTTCAGCAGGGAGATGTCCGTCTCGCTGGCGCGCACCGACTTGCGGGAATCGCCGCTGGCGTCCGGGTAGATCCGGATCAGCCGGGTGTTGCGGTACTCGGTCCCCGTATAGAGCCAGTACCGCTCTTTGAGCTTCTGGATCATGTCCGGCGTGTCGTAGCCGTTGATGATCTCGTCGACCGCGTGCGGCATGCCCAGGCGCTTAACGTGGACGATGGCCGACATCTTGCCGACGTTGAAGTCCATCCCCACGAAGAGCGGCTCCCCGGGCTGGATGGTCTCCAAGCTGCCGTTGAGCTTGCGGTCATAGCCGGTGTAGATCGTGCCCGAGGTCAGGTTCACGAACTGGCCGTCTAGGTAGGCCATGATCAGCTGCTCGGGGTAGGACTCCATCAGCGAGGGGATGTAGTCGTCCGGCAGGTTAAGTTCGTTGTCGAAGGTGCTGGCCTGCACCAGGCCATACATCTCGGTCAGCGCCGGCTTGGCGCGCAGCTGCTTGACGAACTGCTGGTAAACGAACTTGAAGCCTTCGGGGGTCGTGGTGACGTCCACCCCGTTCTTCAGCCCGTCCACCTTGTAGCGCATCCGCGCGATGATCTTGCGCCAGGCCTGCTGGGCCTTGGCCGCAGGCAGCACGTCCAGTTCATCCACCAGGGCGTGGCCGATCTTGAAGCCGACAATGGTCTGGGGCTTCTCCATGGACCGGCAGATAGTGGTGCTGCGGTACCGGCCGCCGCTGTAGAACTCGACCTCCTTGTCGCTCTCCTTGGTCCGGACCTTGAGGCCCCAGTCGAAGGCGACCTCCTCGATGGTCGGGAAGAAGATGTCCCGGATCTGCGGGTAGGTCGGCGCGAAGTAGCCGGAGTTGATCCTGGGCCATTCCCAGACGTGTTTGCAGAGCGCTGCGCAGCCCACCCAGGTCTTGCCCGAACCGAACCCCGCCACGAACCCCCGGAACTTATGCGGCAGCTGCAGGAACTGCGCCTGGGGCACGTTAAGCGTCGGCATCGCGCACCCTCGCGTCCACCACCTCGACCTGCACGCGGGTCGGCGTCAGATCGTCGTGCGGCATCTCGGCCTTGGTCTGGCGGTTGACGTAGACGTCGCCCACTTCCTTTGCGGCCTGCTCCAGCAGCTGGGCGGTCAGCGCCAGGTTGCGCATCCCCTCGGCCTTCTCGGCCATGCGGCCCAGGGTGCGGAGGCGGTGCGCGCGGTTGGCGATGGGGATGTCCGCGGTCTCCTCACGGAAGCGTCGGCGGGTGTCGTCGAAAAGGACCCTCCAGCGCTTGGCCAGGTCGCGCCCGGCGTACTTCGTGGGGTCGTGGCTCTCGCACTGCTGGCGGGTCACCTCAATCCCAAATTCTTCTCTGACGGCCGTGGCGACCTGGGAGGGCGTGTCGAAACAGGCCAGGGCCTGAACGATGAAGGCTTTCACATCGTTGCTCAGGGTGGCCATGATCTTTGTTCCGTCAGGGGCCTGTCAGAGGTCAAGCCGCCGTATGTGCAGGGCTGGAGGTTCAGTGAGCTCTCCGTAATTCGTCGCTGAGGTGGCATAAAGTTCTGCCCCAATTTGCCGAAAGCGACGTACTGGAAACTGAATGGCAACACTCCAAACCTGGGCTATATAGATGAAAAAATCGAGAACAGACTTTGATTTCGTATCTTCGATTTTAGAAGAATTTTTTGATAGACGAAAACTTAGAAACTCGCTATCAATAATTCACGACCAAGAAATCACTGGCTGGGAAGTATGGATCCAGATAGAGCTAGCAAACTTCTTATCAGAGCACATCACGATGCCCCAGTGGCATCGAGAACTGCCTCTGGAATTTGACTATCGCAGAGAGAAAACTAAATGGCATTTTAAGCCAGACTTTATACTCAGGAAAAAGGGATGGCGTCTAGACCAGTATGTAGCGCTCGAGATAAAGCAGCACCACCAAGCTGGCAACTGCATAACAAATATGATCGCCGACTTAGCAAAAGTAGCGAAAATGAGAAAGTCGGAAATTTATCTAAAATCTGCGTGGGCTCTTGGTATCTTTCATACCAGCCCTGACACAGACGCATTAGCCGCTATCGAAGCCAAACTTGTAGACGCAGGGCTGGAATATCATGAGTCCGTGGTACTCGTGAAAAAAATTCGCGGAACACCATTTACTTTCGCGCTATTCTAAAGGCAACTTCTTCTCAAGCTAGCCACAGCAACGCGGTTAGACCACATAAAACCTAACCGCGATGCAATCAGCCATACCCTGCTCGAAATAGAAGGAGCTCAGACAGGCGTAAAACGATACGAGAAGGCTGCAACGCGCTCAAGCCGCACCATATCACCACTCTGGATATTGTTATCATCTAGAAACTTGGTCACCAAACCTGACTCTCTTCTTCTGAAAAAGTGATGACCTGAAGGAATGTCATCTTCGATTGCAGGCTGATTGCCGTATTGAACCCGAGCGAGTTGCAGAGCTAGGTTAGCCTTCGTAGCCCCGCCGAAAATTTGTGGCTCAAAGAAATCGAGGATGTCGGATAGACGGATATAGTTCCTTTGATGATTTGTTTTTAAAGGGAATTCGCGGTAATTCATAGCTAGCTGCCTGTGATCAGTGTCATTAGATCCTTTCAAATCGAGCTTGGCTTTTCAACGAAAAAAATGACGTTCAGAAACAACAGCTTAAGGCGTACTACCGAAGGGCTTTGTGGCTGTGCTCTGCAGCTGGTCTGTAGCTTGAACCGCTTTCACTGCAGCCTCACTGGCCTGCTGTGCTGCACCGGCAGCAACCTCAGCAGCTTTTCCGGTCTGGCTGGCCAGGGTTTCGAGGCGCTGATCCTTCTTGCCCAGCGCCTTGTCGTAGGTGTCGCGGATCGCGGCGAGCTCCACCAGCATGATCCGGTGGGCGCTGTACATGGCCGCCTGGTAGCCGAAGATGCCACCGCTCAACACTAGCAGCGCGCCGAGCGCCCACAGTTCGTACCGTCGCCACCAGGCTTTAGCGCGCTTCAGGGTTTCGCCGTTCATAACCGGTCCTCTGCAAGGCCTGCCGTAGCTGCGAGACCTCGCTCGTCAATTGGCTGATCTGGGCTTCCTGCAGGTCGAGCTGCGACTTCATTGCCTTCATGGTCCCGGTGAGTTCGCCCACCGTTCGGTACATCTCGTTGCGCTCTTTCGTCACCGTCTCCAGTGTCGTCCGAAGGTCTTTGTTCTCTTCGGTCAAGCGCTCCAGCATGTCCTTCTCGGCGCGATCATTTGCGACGGAGGCGTTCGTGCTGGAGTAGAACTTGCGAAGCCAGGTAAGGCCCCAGGCCAGGCCGATACCGCCCGCGGTGAACCACCCGGTCGGGTTGCCGCCGCCCAGATCGGATGGGTCCATTTCGATGCTCCAGAAATGCGAAAGGCCCGCCGAGGCGAGCCTGATAAATAATGATGAAAGGCGAATTCGCCCTATTGCGAAATAGGCCCAATGGGCCTAATATACATCACATGGGAAGCGCATACCGCGCGGCCCGACAGCCCCAAAGGGACGAACCAATGAGCCTCGAAATGACCCACGCCGAACTCGAAAAGATCCACTCCGAGATCGCCAAGCTGATGGCCGAAACCAGTAAGCTCAACGCTGAGACAGGCAAGCTGCGCGCAGACATCTTCTGGTACCCCGTCGCAGTTGCCACTGGCCTGGTCAGTGCCGTGGCCGGCGTGACGGCCATAGTCATCAAGCTCTTCAACTGAATACCCAGGCCCCGCGAAAGCGGGGTCTCTCTTTGGGGTCCACCATGCAGCGCATCAAGCACTACCAGCCGCCCACCACCGAAGACCTGGCCCAGCTCAAGGCGCAACTGAAAGCTGCTGGCTTGAAGGCAACTGGCGATGAGCTTGCCGACTTGGCCGGCCTGTCGGATGGCAGGCAGTGGCGAAAGTACACTGGCGGCGCCCAGCCCCGCGAGCTGAGCGCGCAGATGCTGTTCTTCATCGCTGCGAGGCTGACTCTGCCGGAAGAGCAGCTGGAGACGATCTACAGCAAGATGCGGGAGATTGGCGCCACCCTGGATTTCGAAGGCTGAAGCAAAAAACCCGGCACATCGGCCGGGGCGTTGCTTACTTTCTGAGGCAGCCCGGAAAACGCCGGTCCGCGTCCGACACGTACTGCTTGCCATCCTTCCCCATGCACCAGGTGCTGCCGTACTGACGGAAGCTGGTGAACTGGCTGCCTTCGACATCCATTCTCGCCGCACGCCGGAACTTGCGATGCCATTTAGCCTTGTCGGCTTTCTCGCTTTCGCAGGTCGTCATTCCGAAGATAGGTGTCTTTTTGCGGCTTCGGCTCATAGGGGCCACCCTGCGGCATCTGCGCGCCGCTCCTGCATGGTCAGCATGTGGAAGTAGCGGCGAGGGTTGCCGCACATGAAGCAAGAGCAGACCTTACCGTGGTTGGCGAATATACCTGCCATCCTGGCGTCATTCGTCCACGCCTCATGGGCACTCTGCTTTCGGTAGAACTTGGCCTTCACGCGTTGCGCGTGATGCCTTCTCTCGGATCGATCCATGGTCATCTCCAATGGCCAGATCCAAGAAAGCCCCGGGAGACGAATCTGCCGAGGCTTCTGATGGGGTGCTGCTTCACACGATGAATAAATCATGCCGCCAGCCGCACATTTGTGTCAAGCCGCACACTTCATCGCTCGAAGAAGGTTCGCAACGGGCGCCAGAGCCATCTTGTCCAGGTCGTTGCAGGCGGTGAAACAGGCCTGGACGAACTCCTCCCATTCCCGGTCCCAATTCCGGGCATCCAGATCCACGCCGTAGGTGTAATCGAGAAAGGTTCGGAAGGCCTCAGGGGTCGGCAGCGGATCGGGCGCTGCGCTCTGCCCGCCCTGGTGCTGGCGCCGGTACCGGTATAGCACCGCCATGGCGACGAACTCGGCCTTGGCGTGCTTCTTCGCGTACATCTTGGGCCCGCGCAGGTAGGCCAGCTGGAACACCGACCATTCGGCTACCTCGCGCCACAGGTCGTTGCTGTCCGGGTGATACAGGTGGTTGCCGAAGGCGAACAGGTCCGCCGGCAGGCGCTCCACCACGCTGCGGACGTGGGCGCCGATGGTCTCGTTCACCAACCCGGTCACGCCGCGCACGCGCTCAGTGCTCTGGTAAGGGCCGACCAACGCCAGCGACTCGCAATGGCGGTTGGTGCCGTCCCCTGGGCGGTAGTAGGCGTTGAACCACTCGTCTCGGGCTGAACTCAGGCGCATCTGGCATACCTCGGAAATCTGGATTGCGACTTGCGCGGCCACCTGGCGGCGCAGACAACTGCAGGCATCCTTGCCAGTTGGATCACAGGCGGCGCTTTGCCTGGCGCTCGATTTGGTCATGGCGGTCACGGAGCAGCCGGCGTAGCTCTCGGGCCTCCCGCTCGCGCTTCAGCTGGAGCAGGCCATGACCGACGATGCCGACTCCCGCCAGCGGGACCAGATAAGACAGGAAGGTCATCATGCCGTCCGCCTTTGGCCGTAGATGGCCAACATCAGGTCCTCGGGGTGAGGCAGCAGCAGTTCGAGGTGCTCGGCGCAATAGCGGTCGAGCAGGTCGAGGTAGTCGGTCATCTGGGCCTGGGTGAACCCGCTGGTCTTGGCCCGGCCGATCTTGAACTCGCCGCCGGCGGGCCCAGGCATGGCCACCTTACGGATCTCGCAGGGCCACAGGCGGGCTACCAGGATCTCGTGCCACTCCTGGGCGCTGGCGAACTGGCCGAAGCTGTCGGCCAGGTGCTTCTGGATGGCGTTATTCCACATCCACAGCAGGCGGTTCTGGGCATCGCTGCGCTGGCTGCGGATCTCGGTGATGGCGATCTTCCGTGGCTTCGAGAGATCCAGGCCGGCGAGGAAGGACATTAGGCGCTCACGGTCGGCGGGCGTGCGGATCACGAGATCAGTCATCGCCCTGCCCCTTTACATCGCCTAGCCAGTCACAGGAAAGCCGGGCAGAGCGTTGAGAGCGCAGACCATGTGAACCGTGCAGGTGCGCCAGCAGGATCAGTAGCCAGTAGATGCCCATCAAGCCGCCTCCTCCGTCATCAGCGGCACGATCCGCACTCGCACGCATGGCGTCTCGGCGTAGCGCTTGCGCACGATGGCGTCCACCACCTGGACGTCGTCCCGCCAGACCACGCCATTGAGGCCGTCGTAGATCGCCTTGATCACGTTGTCCATGTCGGGCTTCGTGGTCGGGAATACCTCGCCGGCGACGGCCTGGGCCTTCCACTTTTTCGACTTGGATTGAGGGATCGCCAGCAGGATTTGCAACTCGACCATGACCGGGTGCTGGATCAGGTCGCGACCAGCCATAGCGATCTGGCCAGCCTTGGCAATGCTCTCCTCGTAGGCTTCTGTGCGCCCCGGCGTGATATGCGCCGTGTAGGTGCCCAGCTTTCCGGTCACCTTGTCGCGTCGCTTCCGGGTCACCGCTCGCGGCCGCCCCTTGCCAACGGGAGCACCAGGTACCACGAACTCCACCGCGGCAAATTCACGCATGGTTGTCTCTCCGGATGCGCATCTTGGCCAGCAGCATGGCGCGGGCTTGCGCGGGATCGTTGGGAATGCCCTGGGCTTGCATGAGGTCCCGCGCCTGCTGGTGGCTATGGGCGAACTGCACCTGCATCGGCGACTTGTGCTCGTGCTCGATGCCGAGCGGGATCGTGTCCTCAAGCGCCTTGCCCATGACGGCCCGGGCCCGGACGGTCGCGTAGTTGCGCGCAAAGGTCTTGCGCAGGGTCTTGTTGTCCGGCCGCGCGGTGCGCAGGTCGTAGGTGCCAGTCTGCTTGGCAGCAACGCGCACGGCGTCGTGCTTGTACTCGCCGCGCAGCGCCTGGTCCCAGGCTTCCTCTTCGGTGGGTAGGCCGGGCACATGCAGGCACAGTTGGCGGAAAACGTTCGCCGGCGGCGGCCAGTCGAACTCATCGCCCTTCTCGACCAGCAGGGTCAGCCCGTTGGCGATCTGGCGGCCGCTGATGTCATGCAGCACGGTTGCCCAGACGCTGTCCTGGTCAGCTTTCTCGCCAAAACTCGACGTCCAGCGGTGGCCGTACATCTCCGCCATCTTCATCCAGAGCTTGTCCAGCAGCTCCTGCCGCAGCTTCTCGGGCTTTTCGGTCGGCGATGCCTTGGCGGACCCGGTCGACAGCAGAGAGGCTGCGTTGTCGACCAGCGTGAGCACCGGCTTGGGCTTGAGGTCTTCCGGGGTTGGCTTGTGCATGGCGGTGCTCCCGTTTCAAATGCTGGGCGAGCGCGTGCTCCCAGCGGGCTTGGGTTCGGTGTTCATCAGGGTTGGCGATCCAGAACGACCGGAACTCTAGGAGCTGGTCGGGATGGATCTGGACGCCGGCCATGGCGTTCATCGTGAGCGTGGCCTTGAAGGTCTGCGGGTTCGGCTCCCAATCCGCCGTCATGGCGAACCTGGTGCGGGAGTCGGTTGCGCACGCACGCGGTGATGGTGGTGGTGTATTACCGGACTCCGGAAGTAGGTTGTTGCTAGCGGGTTGCTCAGAAAATAACCCGGTTGCAGCTCCACCCTCCCCCATGCTGAAACCCTTGTCATTGCTAGGTTCTGGCTGGTTGTTGCTCGGTTGTTGCCCTGGTTGTAGCTCGGTTGTAGCTCGGTTGTAGCTCTTTTGGGCGGACTGATCCGTTCGGGCGTGGGGAAACTCGAACACCAGGGGTCCGATGACCTTCACCGCACCGATCTTTTCCATGCGCCGCACGGCCGATCGGTACTGCTCCCGCGTGATTGCCTTCGGTGCCGGACGCCCGGGAATGGGGTCGACGGTGAAGCCTTCGCGCAGGACGATCTCATTGATCTTGGTCTGGATCCCGGCAATGCCCGATGCGAAGTCCATGCGGCGCTTCAGGGCCACGTAGAGCTTCAGCAGCTCCGCCGGCTCACCAGCGAATAGGGCCCATTCATCATCGTTGACCAGAACTGCGGTCATGACTCAATCCCAGCCCAGGGGTCCTGGGCGCTTCTTCTCAGCCTTCAGCCCCAGCTCCGCCAGGGTTTCAAGCGAGCGCAGGTATTCGGCGTTGACCACCACCGCAGAAACCGGGACGACTTGTAGTCCCAGGAGCGCAAACAGCTTTGCCCAGCGCTCAATCTCGCCTTCCTTCCAGCGCGACACGGTCGATTCGGACAAGCCGATTGAGTCCGCGACGGTCTTCTGGCCCACCGACACGAGTCGCTGCAAGACCAGGGCTTCGATCTCCCGTGCTCTTGCAGATGGGTCTTGGCTTAATGCGGGTGTGCTCATGATCAGGACGCCAGCGCGAGTTCCGGCCAGATCAGGTTCCAGTCATTGGGGCGCAGGGCTTTGCGCGTAACCGCGCCAGCCGTTGCCCGCTCAATGCCTGCTGCCATCTCTGCGGAAGCTGTCTTGTGGCCGTAGCCGATCATCCGCAGATAGCCGCGGGTGGTCTGGGTGGTCGCCACCGCGTCGTCATCGGCGGTCTTGAGCCACTCCAGCAATGCTGGGTGCTTGGTACGCATGGGATTTCTCCTTGAGGGATAGGCGGAATATAACCTCAAGGTAATACCCATTCAATACCTATAGGAAATTTACCTAGAGATAATGTTTAGGGATCATTGCTCGCATGGACATTTACGAGGCCCGGCGCACCAACCTACGCGCCATCATGAACGCCCGATTCGACGGGAAGATGGTCGCGCTTGCGGCTGCGGTCGATCGTGCCCAGAGCTACCTATCGCGCTGCCTGACGCCCAATGAGACGCACCGCAAGCGGATCGGCGAGGAGCTGGCGCGAGACATTGAAGCGAAGCTCGGCCTCGAGCCGCTCAGCCTGGACCGGCCGGCGAGCGACCAGTCAAACGTCGGCCAGCCGATCCCGATTACCTCCCCCTTCCGGCAGATCCCTATAGTCGGCATCGCGCAACTGGGCGCCGAGGGCTACTGGACGGCTTTGAGCCCGAGCGAGGGCCATATCAACTTCCCCACCCCGGACAAAGACGCCTATGCCTTGCGGCTGCGCGGCGACTCGATGTCCCCCGCCATCCGCTCAGGCTGGGTCGCGATCATTGAGCCGAATGGCGACCTGGTGCCAGGCGAGTACGTCTACATCAAGCTCCATGGTGTCCACGATGAGGGCGAGAGCATGGTGAAGGAGCTACTGCGGGCCGACGACTACGAGGTGAGCCTCATGTCGGTTAACGACGCCTTCGGCCGCCGATCCATTCCATGGGAGCAAATCCAGCATTGCTACCCGGTCGGCGCCATCGTGCCGCCGAGCAAGATCGTGCAGTGACAACGCACGCATGTGCAGCAAGTCAATACGACCAGATTCTGGATGCCCGTCAGGCACAGTTGTAACGCCAGGCATTCTGTCGCAAGTGGAGCTACAAGATGGAGCTGATGAGACATGAGCGATGAACTGAGCAGATTCAAGGTTCCGCACGTTCGGGCGGCGAGCTTCGTTGACGAGCAGGTTGACCAATTCGATGCATTTTCAATCACCTGGAACAGTAACGAAGCTATACATCTGACCTTTGGTCGAAGCACCCTCTTGCTGAAAAATTCCGATCTGGTGACCTACAAGGATGGCCCCGCTAATTATGAGTCTGGCGACGTGGATCTCGTCCGGCTAGATCTAGGCGCCTTTACGATACCCTTGGAAGTCGCAGAGAAGCTGGCTTCAACGCTTACCGAAATGGTATCCGCCGCTAGACTACGAGCTGGTAAAGATGAGTAGACCTCAACAGGTGATAGACTCGTCGGGCAATGTGAAGCCTATCAAAGGTGATGGGCAGATCGATGGTTCTGGCGGCAGTGGTGGAGGAGACGGTGACTTGCTAAAGCGTGTAGAAGCACTGGAAAAATCCTTACTGGAGACTAGAGAGAAGGTCGTCCGGATCGAGGCTGTCGTCGAATCGATTAAGCAGCACGGTGCAACAAAGGAAGACATTCAGAAGGTCTATGTCGCAATCGAAGCGAACGGTACCAAGATCGAATCCATGGGTGCCCGAATCGAGGCAATGGGCACTCGAGTCGAAGCGATGGGACGTACGATGATTCAGTGGGCGGTTGGAACGGCAATCGCTATGGCAGGCCTAGCATTTGCCGCTGCGAAGCTGATCCACGTCTAAGCTGTTCCAGCCTCTTTAGAGCCCGCCTCGTGCGGGCTTTTTCATGCCCGGAACCTTGCCGCTCCGCTGCCTGTCGCATACTGTATATTTGAACAGTGTCACAGTAAGGAGGTACCCATGCCCCGCAGCAATGCCCAGGTCGTAAAGAAACAGGTTCAGGTCTCCAGCTATGAGCGGCTGTGTCGCCGCATCAACGCACATATCGCTGAGCCGCACGCCCAGTTAGAACGGCGGTGCAGGGTCGAGCGGCTGGATACGGACCACGATTACGACTGGGAGCGGGTCGTGGACGAGATGCGGGAGGTAGATGGCCTCTCCGTGGACCAAAGCGGTACCGGCTACGAATTTAGCTGGCAGGAAATGCCTGCAGCCGAATAGTTGACCGCCGTAACAGAAGCCCGCCGCGCGCGGGCTTTTTGCTGTCTGGGTAAAATTATTACCCCGAGGTATTGACCGAGAAAATAACCCATGGGTAATATCACTCCATCGCCAGCAACCACTGGCCGGGCCGCTCAGCCGCCCCTGCTCTTTCACAATCTGACGCAACAAAGAAACCACAGACCGCATTGCCTCTACGGCGACCGGCAATCAGACAGGCTCGAAAGCCTGCCCACGCGAAGGCGACCCCGAGGGGCGACCGGGACGGCTGATTGAGGGCACCTAGCCCGCTCCGCGCGAGAGACCCGCACGCAATGCGCCGTTTTCACTGGCTGGCCCTGGCAACAAGGCCAGACGGGAAGACAACCGAGGAAAGCACCATGCGCACCTACCTGATCGTGCTCGCCATGACCTGCGCCGCTTTCTTCGGCGCCATCGAGTACACCAAGCCCGTCAAGGACCAGCCGATGGTGATCATCGGCTACCAGGACGAGTAGCCCCGTTCGCCGGGCTGCTGCACACCGCCCCCACCGGTTGCAGCCCGGCCTTTTACCCCGCGCCCAAGGCGCCCATCGAGACCCACACCATGACCCTCGCTATCCAGCATGAGCGGGCGCTCGAGTGCGCCCACGAGCAGGTGCTCCAGCTCGAGCACGACATCGACACCCGGCAGCCCGACGTGATGCTGGCCTTCGCCATCCACTGCGATATGCAGATCGATCCGCAGCGCCAGGTGGTGCTGCTGGAGACGCTGGCCAGCATGCGCGATCGCCAGTTCAACGAGGCCTACATGACCCTCGCCAGCATCAGCCTGCCGCTGGCCAAGGAACTCATGGAGTGGCGCCGGGTGCTGCTCGCCGAGCACGACAACTTCTTCACCGACGAACTGGCCAAGCGCCGCAAGGAGGCAGCATGAGCACCGAACAGGAAGTAGCCCAGCGGATGGTCGAGATGTGGATCGCCCGCATCCCCGCCTTCGGTGATGGCATCGCCGAAGGCATGAACGAGATGGCCTATGCCCTAGGCGCCATCGACGACCGCGCCCACGACCACAACCGGGTGCGCATTTCTCAGGAAGTGGCCAAGGTCTGGGCCAAAACGCGGGGGGCTGCAGCATGAGCATCGACTGGAGCAAGGCGCCAGAGGGCGCGACGCATTGGGCGCCCGCCACGAACCGGCTCAGCTCCTCCTTCATGAAGCACGAAGCTGGCGAGTGGTTTTGCGAATCGGCGAACGGAAATCGCTGGGTCAAAGACGAGAGTGACGACCACCCCGGCCGCTACATCGCCAAGCCGGTGGGATGGACCGGCCAGGGCGAGATTCAGGTCGGCATGATCTGCAGACTGGGTGGCAAGCCTTTCACGCTGATTGCCGTCCATGACGGCTATGGGTGGCTGAAGACGGACGACAACGGCTTCCAGACAGCCAAGCTGTTCAAGCTCGAGCCGTTGAAGACCCTGCAGGAGATTGCCGCCGAAAAGCGGCAGGCGCAGATCGATCAGATGCTGACCGATGCAGGCATCGCCGATAGCGCATTCAATGGTGACCCTGAAGCTGAGGCATGGGCCGCGGCTCTGCTGGATGCCGGCTACCGCAAGGTCGAAGGCGGTGCAGCATGACCACCTCCCCCGTCCCCGCTATCACCGACGACCAGATCGCCGAGGCCGAAGCGCGCCACACCCTGCTGCTGCGCGCCAGGCAATCGCTGCCCGAGGCCCTGGGCCTGCCGCCAGAGACCCGGCTGATCGACACCCCGATCCGCTCCCCGATGATGCGCCGGCCTGGTCGGCGCTGGTCGGTGGAGGTGGCGTCGTGAGGAACAAGTATCCCGGCACCTGCTACCGCTGCGGTGGCCACGTACCGAAAGGCGACGGCCACTTCGAGCGGCACCAGGGCGGATGGCGAACCCAGCACGCGACCTGCGCCATCCAGGCGCGGCAGGAGAAGCGACAGTGCAAATCGTGACGATCCGCGCCAGCTCGCTGGCCGAGCTGTTCGACTGCCCGGCGCGCTGGGAGGCGAAGCACCTCCTCGGCATGCGCAGCCGCTCCAGCGGCGCCGCGCACCTGGGGACGTCGATCCACGCATCCACCGCCCTGTTCGACCAGGCCACCATGGATGGCGCGCCACTTAGCGCGGACGACGCGGCCGGCCTGTTCGTCGACACCCTCTACAACCCCGAGCACGAGGTCGACTGGGAGGACAGCGGGCCGAAGCAAGTCGAGCGCATCGGCCTGACGCTGCACAGCCGTTACTGCGCCGACATCGCACCCACCCAGGACTATGTCGGCATCGAGGTGACGTGCGAGCGGTTGGAGATCAGCGACCTAGGACTGGCGCTCACCGGTACCACCGACCGCATCCGGCGGGTGGACGGCCAGCTCGGTATCAGCGACCTGAAAAGCGGCGCCCGCGCCGTAGGCTCTACCGGCGTCGCGGTCACCGCCGGCCACCGGCCGCAGCTCGGCGTCTATGAGCTGCTTGCCGAGTTCGCCATCGGCCAGCCGCTGACCGCGCCCGCCGAGATTATCGGCCTCAAGACCGGCGCCGGCCCGTGCGTAGGCCGCGGCGAGGTCACCGGCGCCCGGCAGGCCCTGGTCGGCGACGAAGACAACCCCGGCCTGCTCCAGATGGCATCCCGCCTGATCCATGGCGGCCTGTTCTACGGCAACCCGAAATCGGTGCTGTGCTCCGCACGGTACTGCCCGCGCTATCCCACCTGTCCCTACAAGGGGTGACCCCATGAGCAACACCCAGACGCTGCAGTCGCTGCAGCAAGGCCCGGCGCGCCAGCAGATGCCGGTGTCCATGAGCTTCTTCAACCTGGAAGGCTTCGAGCTGATGCAGCGCATCGCCAAGGCCTTCGTCCAGTCCGACCTGGTGCCCAAGCAATACCAGGGCAATCTGCCGAACTGCCTGATCGCCCTGGACATGGCCCAGCGCATCGGCGCGAACCCGCTGATGGTGATGCAGAACCTCTACGTGGTGCACGGCACCCCGAGCTGGTCGAGCAAATTCCTGATCGCCACGGTGAACACCTGCGGCCGCTTCAGCGCCCTGCGCTACGAGTGGAAAGGCGAAGCGGGCAAGCCGGACTTCGGCTGCCGCGCCTGGGCCATCGAGAAGGAGACCGGCGAGCGCCTCGACGGCATCTGGGTCACCTGGCAGATGGTCAATGCCGAGGGCTGGGCCAGTAAGAGCGGCAGCAAGTGGAAGACGATGCCCGACCAGATGTTCGTCTACCGCGCCGCGGCGTTCTGGCAGCGCGCCTACGCGCCGGACCTGGGCATGGGCCTGCAGACCGAGGAAGAGGTCCGCGATGTCTTCGACGCCAAGCCGGATGCCGGCGGCAACTATGCGGTGGATATCGACGCCCTGCGCCAGGCCGAGGCCGCGCCCCGGAACGTCGATACCGCGACCGGCGAGATCCTGGACGCCGAGCCGGAGAAGCGTGACGAAAAGGCCGAATCGGTTAACACCGAGGCCGAGAAACGCGACAAATCGGCCGAAAAGGCTGACACCAAGCCGGAAAAGGCTGACACCGGCGCCGCCCAAGACGACACCGACGACTTCAGCATGGAGTGATGGCCATGGCCAGCCGGACCGTAGAGGAGCTGTTCGACCGCGTCGAGCAGTTCACCGTCCTGCTGGCCGCCGCTGAGGACGGTGCGGATACCAACTGGGAGATCCAGTTCACCACCGACATCCGCGACCAGTTCAAGCGCTACGGCGCCCACACCTACCTCAGCGACGCCCAGCTGCAGTCGCTCAACAAGATCGCCCACCAGTAGGAACTCGCCCTATGAAACCGGAACACCGCGCCATTATCGACAACGCCAAACGCCACGGCTGCATGCCCTCGGAGCTTGCCCACGAGCTGCTGGTGCACGACTTGGTGGAGATGGCCCGCTTCGAGCTGCACAACCTCAAGGCGCCCTATCACAAGCTGAACGAGGAAGCGCAGCAGGAGGTCATCAACCGCCTGACCGAGAAGGCCGAGGACGCCGTCACCGTCGCGGTCCGGATCATCACCGCCCGGGGCGCCGCGTCGGTGCCCATTGAGGTGCGCGCCATCAAGGTCGAGCCCAAGGCCCTGACCGTGACGGCCAAGGTCGACGCCGCCGCGCCGGACAAGCACGAGCTGACCGACTCGGCCGGCAAGCTCTGCCTGCTTGTGCTGGCGCCCGATGATTACCGCGAAGGCCTGGACGCCATCCAGCCGGAGCGCGACCAGCAGGAAATGCCGATGCAGGTCGGCGACTTGCTGGGCAGCCCGGAAGAGCTGGCCAAGCGCCTGGGCGGCAGGCCTGAGGAAGTCCCGCAAGCAGCCGAAGGTGATCCAGCAGCAGGCGAAACGAGCGAGCAGCAGGATGTCGTGCAGCAAGAGGTCCGCACCGGGACGCAGCCGGAGGTCTACGGCGTGCTGCCCTACTCCGACGTCTGCGCCGTCCTGGCCCGGGTGAGCCCATCGGTCACCATCGACTACCTGCAAAGCCGGTTCGCTATCGGCAGCGATGCCGCCCGCGCCCTGGTGGTCCGCCTGCTCGATGACAAGGTCATCGCCGTGCAGAGCGAAGCGGAGAACCCGCTGCACAACACCTACCGCGTCACCAAGGACCTCGACGACGTCGTCACCATGGAGTAACCAGCATGCGCATCTGCTCAGTGAGTGGATGCGCGGGCAAGCACTACGGAAAAGGGACCTGCCGAAAGCACTATCTGCGGGTGCGAGTCCATGGTGATTCTGCCGCGGACCTGCCCTCTTCGCAGCGCCCGCTGGCGGCACGCTTCTGGGAGAAGGTCGACAGGTCTGGCGACTGCTGGACCTGGACGGCTTACCGAAATCCAGCAGGCTACGGCGAGATCAGCCTTGGCGGTCGGCTGGGTGCGGCCCTCGCGCACCGTGTCGCGTACGAGCTGACCCTCCATCTGGTCCCCGGCGACCTGCACGTACTGCACCGCTGCGACAACCCTGCCTGTGTCCGTCCGGACCATCTGTTCCTTGGCACCCACCTCGACAACATGCGTGACATGACCGCCAAGGGTCGTGGACGTCAGGTCGCGGCTGGTCGGCGCGGAGAGGACAACGGCAACGTCCGAATCACAGACGCCCAAGTCGCTGAGATCCGGAATCGCATTGCCGCTGGGGACCGCCTGGCGGCCATAGCCCGCGCATTCAACGTATCCAAGACCCTCATCTACCTAATCAAGCACGGCAAGACTCGGGCGCGCCCGACGGAGAGAAGAGCATGAAGCTGAATCGTCTGACCGCAACCAACTTCCAAGGCCTACGCCAATGCGACCTGGAGATCACAGAGCCCGTGTTGCTGGTGTCCGGCGACAACGGCGCTGGAAAAAGCTCGCTGCTGGATGCGATCTCCGCCGCCTTCACCGGCCAGCCGCGCCGGGTATCCCTGAAGAAGGACCTGGGCCAACTGGTCAATGACGATGCCAAGAAAGGCGAGGCCCACGTCGCCTACGTCGACGCCGCCGGCGAAAGCCAGACCGCCTGGATGATGCTGCCGGGTGGTAAATCGGTGGTAATTCCTGATGCGCCGTTCCTTCCGTTCGTGCTGGAAGCCGCGAAGTTCGCGGCCCTGGATGGTAAGGAGCGCCGGAAAGTCCTGTTCGACCTGACCGGTGCGGGCGCTGGCGCTGCCGAGGTGGCCCGCCGCCTGGAAGCCAAAGGCGCCGACCTGGCGAAGTTCGAGAAGTTGAAGCCGCTGCTGCGCGGTGGCTTCCCTGCCGCCGAGGCCCAGGCCAAGGAGTACGCCGCGGAATCGCGCGGCGCCTGGAAGGCCATCACCGGCGAGAGCTATGGCAGCCAGAAGGCCGAGACCTGGGAGCCGGAACTGCCGCCCGCCACGGTCACCCAGGAACAGATCGCCGAGGCTGCCAAGGCCCTGGCCGATCTTGATGGCGACTTGGCCGAGGCGCAGCAGACCCTGGGCGGCCACAAGGCGAATGCCCAGGCCGCGGCCCAGCGGCAGGCCCACATGGCACAGCTGCGCGACACCGCTGACCTGCTGCAGCGTCGCCAGGAGAAGCTCGGCGCCGACCAGGCCCGGGTGGACGAATGGACCCCGAAGGTAGCCGAGGCCCAGCGCGCTGCCGCCGGCGAGCCGGCACATGACCCGCTGGCCTGCCCGCACTGCCAGGGCCAGGTGCTGATGGAGCGCGGCCAGTTGGTGGCCTATGTAGCGCCGGAGAAGGTCGCCGACCCTGAGGCCGCCCGCCGCCTGACCGAGTACCAGGGCTATCTGCAGAGCGCCCAGCGCGCAGTGGCGAACAGCCAGCGCGACGTCGACCAGAGCCGCGCCGCTGCCGAGCAGCTGGCCAGCCTGGAACAGCAGGCCGCCGCGGTACCGGACGCCAATGCCATGGAGAACGCCGAGCAGGCCATCACGGAGCTCCGCCAGGAGCGGGACAAGGCCCGAGCCAAGCACCAATCGCTGCTGGATGCCCACGGCGCCATCGCCGGCCGCGACGCTGCGATCGCCACCGCCGCCCAGCACCATGCCGATGTCGTGACCTGGTCGCTGATCGCCGAGGCCCTGGCGCCCACCGGCATCCCGGCCGAGATCCTCGCCGGCGCGCTGGACCCGTTCAACGAGCTGCTGGCGGCCCAGGCCGCGGTGGCCACCTGGCAACCGGTGGTCATCACCCCCGAGATCGACATCACCTACGGCGGGCGCCTCTACGGGCTGCTCTCGGAATCGGAGAAGTGGCGCGCCGACACCCTGCTGGCCATCGCCATCGCGCGGCTGTCCGGCGTCCGCCTGGTGCTGCTGGATCGCTTCGACGTGCTGCAGCCCACCGCCCGCCCCCAGGCGCTGAAGCTGTTACTGGCGTTGACCCGCTACGGCGACATCGATAGCGCGGTCATGGCTGGAACGATGAAGGAACCTATGACGAAGGTGCCGGCGGGTATCCAGCAGGTTTGGATTCACAAAGGCACGATCGTAGAAGGTAAAGCTGAGGCCGCATAAGCGGCCTCCATTTTGCCGATAGGCTACCGGAACAGTTTTTTGGACTTCATATCAATGAAGTCCGACCTATCACCTAGAAACGGGTCGCGATCATCGCCATCGACCAGCAGTTTCCCCGTAACAAATAGAGGGAAACAACTATCAAACTCACTCGAAAAAATCAAAAAGTAAAATAGCAAATTTTGTTCATCCTGACCAAGGTTGGCTCTTACGACATCCAGCGCAAACCCTTGTCTGCCTGGATTATTTATACTTAAGGAAATGTGCCTAAGCGTATTTGCGAAGTTCTTTACATACTTCCCAATATGCTTCCAATTATTCCTCAACCAAGAATCAAACTCAATTTGGATCGCGTCAAATTCAGGCTCACTATAGCTCCCTCGAGCCACACGCCCCAACTCGTTTTCCAAGAATTCTTTCCACATATACGCGATGCCTCTATCGCCGACGTAAGGGCCTGGCGAGAGTGCTGCGGGATCATCATCAAGGTCAATTATAAAAACCCGGTAGATATATAACTCTGACAATACCCTCTTTTGTAAATCGACCAGCTGAAACAGACGAGAATCAAAAAGCGTAGTATCGGCATGACTAAGCTGAGCTGCTAGTGCATCTGCCGAAGACTTAACTTCGTTCTGCTGAATTCGGATCGTGTCGACCTGCAGCTTTATTGTGTACAAAATCGCGAAAAAGGCGGGCACTGACAGGAGGGGATTGAGCAACCCACCAATATAATCCCCAAACTGCCCCCAAACGCCCTGATCAGAAGAGAAAGTGTTTGGAAAGTGCACAAAGTATGCAACGACTGCAAGCGTGGCAAGCCCGAAAATAGCTGAAGCCAAAATCTTGAGACGCAAAGGCAAAGCTGGTTCGTTCATACCCACCATAGATCCCCAATCCGACTGAAAAACAACTATCGAGTAGCCGGCATTCATACCGTAATGCTTGTACTTCCGCTAGCTGATGCCACCTGAGATAAAAGGAAACCGAACATGACCGTATTCCAGCGGCGGGTCTCGCTCGACTTCAAAACGCAGTACGGCCTCGGCTTCAGCAGCCAGGACGACGAGATCATCGTGGACTTCTTCTGCGGTGGCGGCGGCGCTGGCACCGGCCTGGAGATGGGCCTGGGCCGGCCGGTTGCGGTGGCCAAGAACCACAACGCGGCGGCGATCAGCATGCACACCGCCAACCACCCCACCGCCCGGCACTTCACCACCGACGTTTTCGACGGTGATCCGGATGCCGAGTGCGCGGGCCGCCCGGTCGGCTGGTTCCACATGAGCCCCGACTGCACCCACCACAGCCAGGCGGCCGGTGGCCAGCCGAGGAAGCGCGAGATCCGGAACCTGTCCTGGATTGGGCTCAAGTGGGCCGGCAAGAAGCGTCCCCGGGTGATCAGCCTGGAGAACGTGAAGCAGATCCTGCAGTGGGGCCCGCTGATCGCCAAACGCTGCAAGGCCACCGGCCGGGTGATGAAGGTCGACGGCACCGTGGCCGCCATAGGTGAGCGAGTGCCGGTGCACCAGCAGTTCCTAGTGCCGGACCCGAAGCGCAGGGGCCAGACTTGGCGCCGCTTCGTCCAGCTGCTGCAGGGCATGGGCTACCAGGTGGAGTGGCAAGTCGGCCGGGCCTGCGACTATGGCGCGCCCACCAGCCGCGAGCGCCTGTTCATGATTGCCCGCTGCGATGGCCAGCCCATCGTCTGGCCGGCGCCGACGCACGCCAAGGCGCCGGCCAAGGGCCAGAAGAAGTGGCGCAGCGCCGCCGAGTGCATCGACTGGTCGATCCCCTGCCCCTCGATCTTCGAGCGGAAGAAGCCGCTGGCCGCCGCCACGCTGCGTCGGGTAGCCAAGGGCATGCGCAAGTTCGTGCTCGACGCTGCTGACCCCTTCATCGTGCCGATCGCCAACTGGTCGCGGGAGGCGGCGCTTTCGGCGGCCGACCCGCTGCACACCGTCACCGCCTGGCCGCGGGGTGGCTCGTTCGCAGTGGCCAGCCCGGTCTTTGCACCAGCCACCCACCAGGGCGGCGACCGAGTGAATGACCCGCGCCAGCCCCTGCCCACTGTCACCTGCGCCAACCGCGGCGAGCAGATGGTAGCCGCGCCAGTGCTGGTGCAGGCTGCCCACGGTGAAGGAAAGCCTGGCGGGGTACAGCGCTGGGGCTCCGGCAGCCGGGACATTGCTCAGCCAGTGGGCGCGGTCACCGCTAGTGGCAGCGGCGGCCACTCGGTTGCCATGGCCCACCTGGTGAAATTTCGCTTCAACTCGGCCGGCGCTGCAGCCGGTGAGCCGATGCCGACCATCACCAGCGGCGGCAACTGCCAACGCCCGGCCGGCGCGGCCCATGCCATGGGCGTATGCACTGCCTTCCTGGAGCAGGCGAACGGCGGCTTCAATGCCACGCCAGCGCACAGCGTAGAGCGGCCGATGACCACCGTGACCAACTCGGGCAGCCAGCAGCGCCTGGCGGTGGCCACCCTCGCCCACCTGCGTGGCAACTGCGATGCCCGGGCGCCGCAGGATCCGCTGCACACCATCAGCGCCGCGGGCCAACACCATGGCGCGGTCACCGCCTTCCTGTCCCGTCAGTTCGGCGCATCCATTGGCCAGGGCCTGGACGAGCCCGCGCCCACCGTCACCGCGGGCGGCGGTGGCAAGACCTCGGTGGTCGAGCTGCAGCTGGCGCCCGAGGTCAAAGCCGGCGCCCTGCGCGTGGCGGCCTTCCTGATGAGCTACTACGGCGCGTCGGTTGGCCAGGATCCAGACGAGCCCGCGCCCACGGTCACCACCAAGGACCGCCTGGCCCTGGTCACCGTCACCATCCAGGGCACGCCCTACGTGGTGGTGGACATCGGTCTGCGCATGCTGCAGCCACGCGAGCTGTACCGCGCCCAGGGCTTCCCGGACGACTACCAGATCGACCGCGGCGCCGACGGCAAGGCCTTCACCAAGAGCCAACAGGTGCATATGTGCGGGAACAGCGTCAGCCCTCCCCACATGGCGGCGATCGCCAGGGCAAATGATCCGTGGGTGTCAGTCGATGCTTCTGCGAGTGAAGGCAGTACCGCGGCTTGATCGCCTGCACCGACCGAACTGGAGGCGCTATTTGATTATCCGAATATAGGGCGGAAGCTTCTTAGCACCCAAAAACCGCTTGCGAGCATCGACGAGCACTTCCGATATACGACCTAAGACGATCTCGCACAAATCCTCTACAGCAAGACCTTTTAGTTCGGCTGGAACATCATCAGGCATATTCGTGAAGACTTGGCGCACATCCGCAATCGACTGCGGGATATTCACGTAATACTTAATGACCTCTCCGTTTGGCAATTCGACCTCCCAGCCAGATCCGCCTGTCTGATCACCCATGAAAAAGGCTCTAGCTCCGGGAGGCGGAGTTCCGAACTTTCGGATATCCCCCGAGTTGAAGTTATGGATATGCGCCGAAACTGCGGTATCTAACCGACCTTGCTTCTCTAAATTATTTCTCGCCTCAACGAAATAGCGCATTACCGGGTCAGCTTTCATTGCCGCCTGGTGTGGCGCATACCACTGCTCAAATTCTTTCTCGCCGACTATCGATCTCAAGTTTTGAATAACAAACGTGGTCGATCTACCGAAGACTAGGACATTGCGCAGTCCAGCCGATCTAACCGAGCGATCTGCTCCTCTCAAAATAGCCAAACCGTAATAGGCAGTATCCAAAACACCTTGCGCTCTATCCAGCGCACCTTTGATCGCATCATCCGACATTCAGAACTTCCTTCTTCGATCCCTGAATTTATCCAAGGCTGTCTGACGGAATTTAGAAGCCAACCCGACCGCTGGCAAGGCGGAAACTTTCGAGGGCCAAGACATGGCGCCGCAACCCATCAAAATCCTAGTGCGCGGCAAGCGGCTCACGCTGCGCGAGGTGTCCGACCGCTACGGCATCGCCTACGAGGCGGTGCGCGAGCGGTACTATCGAGGCAAGAAGCGCGGCGAGGACCTGATCAAGCCCTCGGCCAGGGCGAGCCAGACCAAGCGCCAGGTGCTGACGCTGCTAGAGCAGGATTTGACGGGTGTCCAGATCGCCAGGCTGGTGGGCTTCACCCCGCAGGTCGTCAGCTACTACAAGGCGACATACCTCAACTAGCCCTTTTGCTTCCGAGCTGCAGCGATACCGCATGCAATCAGCGCTAGCCCGGGAATAAAGAACCCTGCAGCGACGGCTGAATAGCCCGATGAATCGCTTTCACCAAAGGCGATGCCGCATACCAGAAGCGGCAGTCCTGCAAGGAACAGCGGGTTGCTGAATACCTTCTTCATGTCGAGCGCTCCATAGCGTTTCCCTGATCATACGCCGCCCTGGGCGTAGCGATCTTTCCCTACCATCCCGCACCGCTGGCCGCCGGCCGGCGAGGAGTCCCCATGTCTGCAGCAGAGGAACTGGTCGACGAGCGCGACAAGCTGAACGAGGCCCAATTCGCCCAATACCTGGGCATCACCGTCCGAGCGCTCCGAACGCGGCGCGCCCGCAACCAAATCCCCGCCGGCATCTGGATCAAGCAGGGCCGCGAGACCATCTACAGCAAACGGAGGTATGACGAATGGCTGGAAGCGCAATGGATATGCCCACCGGAGTCGAAATTTTCCGGAAGTCGCTCCGCATCCGCTTCACCTGGAACAGCAGGCGACACAGCGAGACGCTCTCCTATCCCATCACGAAAAAGGGCATCGCGGCTGCATCCCGACTGCGTTCTCAGGTAGTCGACCTGATCAAGCTGGGCCTGATGGACGACGCCAAGTATGCCGAGCTCTTCCCGGGCTCGGCCCTGGCCGCCAGCAGCAACACCTTCGGCGAGTACGCCCAGCTCTGGCTGGACAGCCGAGGGATGGCGAAGGGCACTAGGAACAACTACCTGAGCGCGCTCAACATCTACTGGCAGCCGCACCTGGCCCGGACCCGGATCGACCTCATCACCCCGGCCCTGCTGCGGCGAATCGTCGCCGAGACCGACTGGACCTCGCCGGCAGTAAAGCGCAACGCGATGACTCGGCTGTCGACGCTGCTGAAGTCGGCGGTCAGCGACGGGCTGATCGAGAAGAACCCGGCCGAGGCCCTGGAGCTGCCGCGCCGGACGAAGAAGGAGGTGGACCCGTTCAGCCAGGCCGAGGCCGACCGGATCATCGAAGCGATGTATGCCCGTGATCACTGGCCCACCAGCATCTATGCCGCGCTCTATGAGTTCATGTTCTACAGCGGCGTCCGGATCGCTGAGGCCCTGGCGCTGCAGTGGGATGCGGTGGATCTGGAGAGCGGGCACGTCCGGATCTTCCGGGTGGTCGCCCTAGGCGAGGTCGAGGAGCGGACCAAGACCCACAAGTCGCGGACCATCCTGCTCAACGAGCGATCGATCCACGCCCTGCGCTTCGCCCAGCAGTACGCCCAGCGCCGCCGGAAGGGCTCCGGCAAGATCAAGGAGACCCCGTTCGTCTTCCCGCCCTCGAAGAACGCCGAGCACGTGAAGCAGACGTCGGACATCCATCACCAGTGGCGCCCTACCCTGGCCGCCCTCGGTATCCGGTACCGGCGGCCTTATAACTGCCGTCACACCTATGCGACAATGTGCTTAATGTCCGGCATGAACATCGCCTTCATCGCCCAACAGCTGGGAAACACCATCCAGATCCTCCTTTCCACATACGCTCGCTGGATCAACTCAGGTTCAGACTGGAGCGAGATAGCAAAGCTCGGAATTGGTATCAAATCGGTATCGGCGAATCCGGCGACGCTGTAA